ATAGAGTGTTAAAGAGGCGCCTATTTTGTCACCCATATCTCGTTTTGTCACTCATTTCTCGTCCCTGCTTATAAGAAGGGTAATGTGTTGTTGTATTTTCTCTCTTTTTATAGAAATAAGAGTGTTTTTAGAGTTCAATTGTGCGCTGATAGGGTGTCCAATGGTGCGCTGATAGAGTGCCAAATGGTGCGCTGATAGAGTGCCAAATGGTGCGGCTATTTTGTCACTCATATCTCGTTTTGTCACTCATTTCTCGTCCCTGCTTATAAGGAGTGTAAAGGGTGTCAAATGGAATTCTGTATTTTCTCTCTTTTATATAGAAATAAGAGTGTTTTATAGAATGAACTCGCGGCATCCAATGGTATTCAAGGGTGTGTATAGGGTGCCTATTTAAAACAATAACAATACTCCAATTGGAAGTAAAATAGTATTCAAGAGAGAAGCATATAATTCGGACTCCTATATTCTCTCTATTTTGCGTTTTATTAAAAAATAAAATTTACATATAATATATTATGAGCGCACCAATCGGAAATACAGTTCAATGCGGTGTGTATATGGTTAACACTACTACACAAACATTTCCAATATCATTTTCGGGTACTGCTGGTGATTTTGGTTATATCAATGATCAAGATGATGCTTATCTAGTTTATCCAGGATTTAAAGTGACCGTAAGTCTAATTGCTGCTCCTACAGACACCCCATATACTTTAGACAACACCAACGGAAAAAGCCCAGCATACTGGTACCTTACTGCTAGTCCATTAGTAAATAAAGCAACTCAATGGAATGTATATTATATGGGTGTTGAAATTAAAAAAATTGTATATACTATTAGCTCGTTCAGTACCACCGCGACAAATACTGCGTCACTAAATAGTGCGTCGCCCACTGCTCCTGTTGTACCTTCAAACTGTGTTTTCACTAATACGAATTAAAGCACAATCTTGAAAAGACATACAAATAATAAAAATAAAATACTTTTATTATTTCTAGAAATGTATAAACCCATAAAAAAATTGAAATACTTTTTTTCAAAAAATAGAAAGCAAGATAATATAAAATGACCTCTTTAAGATTTTACAGTATGACAAGTTGCAACGACGATTATGTGCCGGTACCCGCTTTGATAGCGGACGCACATTTGGAGGCGATTGACGCCAAGATGGAGGCGCTTTACGATACAGAGACGATAACGATGGAAGTAACCCTGAACGAACCAGAAGACTATGATAGACCCAATTTTGACGACGATGTTAAGTATTGTAGTGAATGTAATGAAGAAAAAATGATAGTAGCGTATGGATGGCGCAGTGCTCATGATAATTTGTGCGTCGATTGCGTGAACTTGCCCGGCATGTATGCCTACGATGACGAGGAATTGTATCGATAAACTTAAATTAAATTTAACTTAACCAACTAAAAAATAAAAAAGATGAAAATAAAAAAATTGAAATACTTTTCCAGGAAATAAAGAAATATGTAAGACCTTGAGTCTTCGGACACACCGGCAGAAAAATAGGTAGGGTGTGACGGATATGTGCGTTTAGGAGGGGCACATATCAAAAATATATTGAGAGTTATCACTCTAATATAGGGTACAATGGGCGACTAATATAGGGTACAATAGGAGACTAATATAGGGTACAATAGGCAACTAATATAGGGTACAATAAGCGACTAATATAGGGTACAATGGGCGACTAATATGAATTCAAATAGGCGCGGTTATCTAAAGATAGCGGCGTTTGACTATTGAATATAAAACGGGTATAAAATTTGAATATGTAACATATGGAGGGGTGTTTTGTCGTGTGCAAGTATGAGAACTGTTGCGCTCTAATGGCATATAAAAATTTGTGGCGAATTTTAAAATATATATTTAAATAGGCGCTTTTATCTAAGGATAACGGTGTTTGACTATTAAAATATAAACGGGGACAATGGGCGAATTTATTAAAATTAATTGTAATAAATTATAATGACAATTAAGATAATGCTTTATTTAAATTTATTACAATAATTAACACCTAATACGACAATACCAATGGGAACCATTTGAGTCAAACGGGCTGTTAATTATTGACTAATAAACAAATGATAATTAACATAATACTTCATTAAAAAATTTATGACAATAATTACCAAACTATGACAATACCAATGGGATCCATTTGAGTCAAACCCAAGGACGGTCTGCTCAAGGCAAAAAGCACACTCGAGGTTTAAATGCTAACCAGTGCGGGTTAAAAAACGGCACATTGATGGAGTGTTATAAAAAAGTGGAAAATATTATACAATCGTTTATAACACCAAAACCCTTAAAATTTCTAATCTTTTGATAGTCGAACGGACGCTCCATTAGTGGTCAATTGTGGATGGGGGCGACGCAAATATGCGAGGAGGGGCATATTTTTTTCTTCAATTTGACGTAATATACACGGGCCCAAATTGTCACCCATATCTCGTTTTGTCACTCATTTCTCGTCCCTGCTTATAGGAGGCACATTGACCTCGATGGAGGGCAAGAGAAGACAAGGGCAGACAAGGGAAGACAAGGGCATCCGGATTGGACGTCCGAATTAGCCGGGAGTAGGGTTCGCCAGTGCCACAGTGCGACACTAAGACAAAATCTCCTACAATAGGATTCTATCTTTTCTCTCTTTATAAGACAAATAGAAGTGTTTTATAAAGGGAACCTAACAACAACCTAACAACAATATATAGTTTATAGTATACTTCAAATAGAAGTCAATTATAACCCAATAAAAGACGTCAATCTTTTCTAAAAATAGAAGTGTTTTATACAAGGTAATAAAGACAAATTAAAAATTCTCTTTTGAATACCCGATAACAGCGCAAGCAATACGTTTACCAGCATTACCAGTTTTAAGACTCTCAGCATCACCACCAGCACCGCAATCGTCCTCATCCGCGTGAATAATTAAACCCCTACCAATAATATTTGCCTTAGTTCCTCTTAATTTAATAACATCATCATAAAAAATATATTTAGCTTCACCCTTACTATTTGTCTCAATATTACCTAAATCGCCAACATGTCTCTCCTTTGTGCCAGGAGCCCCATGTGTCTTATTATAAGGATTAAAATGAGAACACATACTAGTACACTTATCAGTTAAATCACCCGCTTCGTGAACATGAAAACCATGAAGACTATTATTTTTTAACCCAACAATATTCAATTCAATCGCAATATTATTATTTTTAAAATTCTCTACAAATTTAACATAACCTTTAATTTTATTATCTCCTGTAAAAACGGCAATCGCACAAATAGGTTTTTGTGTCATTATAAAATAACTCTATAATTTTATAATGAAATATATACTAATCTAAAAATACTATTTCCTTCTCCTTTTTCTAGACCTTTGAGCATTTCTTTTTCTTCTAATAGTCTTTTTAATTCTTTTTCCACCCCTACTACTACGCAAATATTGAATCGCCGCTTCAACATTCAGTGAACCATCAACACTCTTAGTTTTCCCAATGCCCTTAAGTGCTTGATCTGCTGTACATGTTAATTCATTCATAACATATAACGCCGCACCGGCTAATACTATTGCCCTCCCTACCGACTCCGAAGTTGCGTCAACTAGATTCTCAATTTTTTTATCTATTGACCTGCTAATAGCACTAATTGCTAAACTTCCAGGACAACCTGGTACTGAATTCATAACAACCATAGCACCTTGTGCTAAAGCAATATTCACATCCATGTTCATAGTATTAGACTGTTGGAGAACACGTATTGCTAAACTTTCAGGACAACCTTCTACATTTGTTATAATATATTGAGCAGCAATGACAATTTTAAAATACTCAACAAGATTAATATTTCCATATTCATCATAAGGAGCAATTTTTGCCACATCCAATAAAAAATAGAAATTATCTTCATTATTTCCCATACCATTATAAAGTTGAATAAAACTATCAATATTGTCTTTGTCAGTACCAGTAATTCGTATAACACTTAATGCTTGACTATCATCACACATTAATTGAGATTTAATATATTCATTCATCTCAATCGTATCATTACATATTTTCTCAAAAATTGTAATATCACAATGTGTAAAATTGGTATTCATATCCTTATCTTGTACTAATAATCTGTCCACATCAAAAAAAGGACCGACCATTTTCGTGGCAGTTCTTGAAATTAAACGCTCTGTCTTTTCGCTACTTAACGAAAGATTTCCAGTACAAGAAGAATCTAAAATAAGCGGATTTTTATATCCTAACAAATATAATAAATATAGTAGTTCTCTCAAAGTTAAACGCTGTATACGACCATTTTTTATCCTTCTTTCATCATCAAAATTACCAGGAATCATAACATCATACCCTCCCACTAATCCAGCATCTACAGTGAGAGCAATTTCAATCAATCTAACAGCCATATAATATGAAATACCCCTTTTCGCAGCCAGCAAATTAGCAACCGAACCCAAGTCTGAAACTTCTATTTTATTACCTTCATTATCAGTAACAAATATGTCATCGTCCCAATCAGGATACCTTGGATCCCTATCACCAAGCAATAAATATTTGTTTATAAACGCATTCGTGAATTCTTGACCTTGAATCAACGGCTGAAGACTATATGAACCCAAAGAGGTTTTCATCTGTCGATACTGTTGAATCCTTTCAGGATGAGTCTCTTTATATTTATCATCTAAATATTTAAAAATATCACTAAATTTATGATCAGGTGTAATAGTAGGAAAAACACTAAGCATAGGGTCACCATCGCTAGCACTATTACCAATACCTGACATCATAAATATTAAAATATTATCTAGAACCCCAGGCAAACTAAATAGGTCATACGAATCAACTCTAAGTGAAGATTCTTGCATTTTTTTATTAATAATAAGACTACCATGGGATTTAATATAAACTACAACATCGGGCATAGAATCACCAAATTTTGAATTCACAAATGCCACTTCCTCACTTAACTGAGCCATTATATATAATATAAAATATAACTATATAAAATAAATAAAATCCACAATTTAATTAGACTTCTTTCTTGTCCCATTAGACTTCCTTCTCCCATTAGACTTTCTTCTCCCATTAGACTTTCTTCTCCCACTAGACTTTCTTCTCCCATTAGACTTTCTTCTCCCATTAGACTTTCTTCTCCCATTAGACTTCCTTCTCCCATTAGACTTCCTTCTCCTGCCACCTCCTACACTAGATGTATCTTTTGAAAAAAATTGTCCAATAAATTCAGTATCAATATAAATTATACGTGTAGTTTCTTGTGGTGGTATCCTTCCCCTCATTAACATTCCATCCCTCTCCTCCTTTGTAAGATGTGGTGGTTTTGTAATATGAGTAAATTTGTAATATAATCTGCTACCACTATCCTCTATTATATCATCATTTTCATCTACAAGAAGATGATTACCATTTCTATCAAAAATCTCCGTAGTATAGGGTTGGTGACCTAATAAAGATCCAGACAATCTATCATATTCATCACTATTACATGTTCCTTCGTAAGTGCCTAAATTTACAAACTGTTTTACCCCGCCACCCCAACCAGATAAATTAGCACCAAACATTTTTTGTTGTCTTTGTTCACTAGACAATAAAGTTTCAAAATCGGTCTTAGCAAAGACGGTATATTCTGAACTACTTTCCATATTTATATATTATATCAATACTAAATAAATAAACCCAAAATCCAAAAAAATTGAAATACTTTTTTTATTTTTAAGTAATCCATAATAAAATGGAATCAAATCATATAAATGAAGAAAGAATAATGACGACATCCGATACCAAAATAGTAGGTAACACAAATTGGCTTGCGAATAGCAACCATCTTTACATTCTAGACAACCTTCCCCAAGAAAACCAGAAAAAATTTTATGAGTATAAGAATCATTATGATCTCACGACAGAAACCGCATTTCTATATATACAGACTTGTCATAACTGCAACATACCTCTTGATATATTTGCCGGAGAGTATTGTAGCGGCGGATGCTTCTACCACGTCGAAGAACTAGGCAATCCTTGTTTCAGAGGAAATAGTTGCGCAATATGTACTAAACAAGTTTGCTTAAAAGAGATCAATAACTTTTACGAAACGCATTATAATGGAAAGAATAGTTGCGCGTTCATTGAAGGCGTTATTCGAAGACCAGATATAAATGAATGCCGCATAAACAAATGGAAATTGTTGAAATCATACTCGGTCAAGGCAAACATACCCGAATACGAAGCACTCCAATATATTGAAAACTGTCATTGTTGTGGGGAAACTCTTTCTCTGAATATAGACGAAGGATTATATTGTTCTTACACATGTGAAACAGCGATTGAAAAAGACAATTATTGTTGTTATTACAATGACACCGACGATTGTTTGATATGTAAGAACGCAATGCGCGCCAAGGCACCCAAGATTCCGCCAATTGTAGAACGCATTAAGAGATTCTATTATTTATCTGGGTATAATTTTATGACAGGGTATAATTTCATGACAGGGTATAATTTCATGATTAATAATAATTCTAGAAGAGAAGGAGTAAAAACATTTGAATCTGCTAATCTAAGCATGATAGGAAACAATATTACACTACAAGAAGCATTTGTTGCAATAGTAACACAAACACCTCCAATTTCAAGAAAATATGTTGACATACATGAGCTCGCCCTGTATGAAAATGAATACAAACATTTATCAAGAACTGATTTGGCCGATTTGACCCAATATGCCGACGATTATGGCGTATCAATGAAGCGCGCATTTGAAGAACAACACAAATGTCATACTTGCCGTGAAGATGTAGTTCCGCAAACATTTGGTCCTAACCATCAATTTTGTAGTGCTAAATGTGAAGTAATACATGATGAAAAACCATACTCAGATTATTGCCCTAGATGCCGAGGTCAACGAGCAAATTGCGTATTATGTGATGGTGAAACATTCTATCTTTACAATAAAATATCAAAAAAAGAACAAGATCTTAAACAGCATGAACCCATCCTGGCGTCAATACACGCATTGAAGCATCTGATGATATATAACCAATTAGACGATTGTTTAATCGATTTGGTAGAATACATTGAATAAAACTAAAAACTAAAATATAAAAACTAAAATATAAAAACTAAAATATAAAAACTAAAATAACTTTACACATGACTCAAATCATTAATAATGCGCTCAACTTGTTTCCATTGAAACCCAACTTGCGGAGTAGGAACTTGACCTTCCTGAAAATAATCTCGCAATGAATCATCCTCATCTAATTTATAAGTATAAAACTTATCCCCAAAATAATTATAAACACGCTGGTCATGGGAATATTGTAAATAATCGCGTATTTGAAAAAGCGGTAACCCATACAATAAATACAAAACAACCGCAGCGACAGTGCCTGTTCGTCCATGCCCCCCAGAACAATGAATAAATACCTTAGAACCCCCACGTATAAACTCAGCAATTCTTCGCGCCAATGCCAATACCTTATCATCACTTATAATATTCATATCCTCAATAGGTTCCGAAATATAAATTTTACCAGCCGGCAACTGTTTTTCATAATCATATAACTGTAATTTTACCTTATCGGTTCCAATTAAACAAACAAACACATCAATCCCTGCACAAACAAATAAATTTAAAATACTTTTAGAGTCAATCGAAGCGCCAACACATAAATTTTTAGACAGCCAGTTCGAATTAAAACTAGGGCCTTGATGAGCCTTATTTTTTTTTAAACCCTTAAAAACACTATTAAATTTAGTAATAGAATCTTTAATCCAATTAGTTGATAATGACAGATCAATTCTATCAATTTCTAAAGAACAAGTCGTAGTATCAGTTTTATGAACAAACTCCATTTTAATTCTATATAATTAATTTCATTTATTTTTAAAAGAATATCAATTTTTTTAAAAATAAATGAAAATATAATAATAATATAATATAAATGTCAAATATAACATGTACATATTGCGGACAACAAAAATCAGAATCAGAATATGACAAGCATAATATACAAACCGGCCATTTTCAATGTAAAGCTTGCGTAAAAAAAGAACTAGAAAGCGACAGCGATGAAGAAAATGATGAAACTTATAGTTTTGCTTCTTCTTCTTCTTCTTCCTCCTCACCCAAAACATTATCGCAATCACCCAAAACATTATCACAAATACTAGCTAAATCCAAACAATCTGTGAAAAAAGTAGAAGAACAAAAAACAAATGATTTATTATTAGAAGAAGCAAAAGAAGCATATATAAAACTATTAGAAAATAGAGATAAAATAAATAAAGATAAAATAAATTATAAAACACGGGAACGTGAGGTACCAAATTATTTTGAATTTAACAAAAAAGCAGAGGAACAATTCAAAAAAAAACAAGAAGAAGTCGCAAAAGAACCAAAAAAACAAACAAACTACATAGAACCTATATTTGAATTAGATATTGGTGGTAAAAAAACAAAAAAGACAAAAACAAAAAAGACAAAAACAAAAAAGACAAAAACAAAAAAGACAAAAACAAAAAAGACAAAAACAAAAAAGACAAAAACAAAAACCTAAAAAATTGATTTCAAAAAATATAAACTAAATAAGTATATAAAATAAAATAAAATAAAATGGATCTAATTTCAAGAACAATATTCAATATACCTTCATTTAAAAAGGAATACACCATTACAAGCGAAAAAGACAGGCAAGACATAGAAAACGGAAGATGTCCTGATTATGCACTCTATTGGCCAGAAGAAACAAACAATCAATACTGGCCACCCACCCACAATTATTACAAAGGATTTAAAGAAGAATCTAACCCAAAAGAAGACGTAAACACATATTACAAACTATGGCGACAAATAGCAACAAAAATCGCTGAAAAAAAAGCACTAAACAAGCCAAAACTCATAATATTTTGTTCTCTAAGCTTGCTAGTTTGCGACATAGATAATGACCATCATCATACAAAACTAAATTTGTCAAAATATGGAAGACAATTATGGGAAGTAATAAAACACTTACATCCCTTTATAGTAGTAGATAAACAACATTATACAAAAGAGAAAAAAGAATGGTGTAAATTGAAATTAGAAACTATAAATATAGTAACATATGATATTATTATAAAAGATGAAGAAGACCTAGAAAACCCATTTATATTAATAGATTACAAAGATGTAAAAGCAATAAAAAATCCGAAGAAAATATTTATTCAATACACAAATATACATGAAACATTGGATAAGTTACTACAAAATATATAAAACAACTACAAATAAAACATTAAGTAAAAAGTCAATAAGTAAAATTTAAATATATATAAATATATATATTTATATGTCATCAACCGCAGGAATAAAGGTACAACCACAACTACAAGTAGAACATAATGATGATTTTTCTATTCCTCAAGATCTGATAAATAATAACTATGAAAGTTTTATTGAAGACATATTACTTAATTCAACAACATATAATGGTCCAACTATACAACACTTAGCTATATTTGACTTACCTAGAATGAATACAATAATACAAAATGTCGAACCATTAGTACCATTAAGAGATGAATTACCACAACCAGAGACACCACCACAACCAGCAGTACAAAAACCCGGAGTAATATTATTTAAATCACCGCTACCACCACCATCCCAAAAAATACCAGAAAGAATCCGTCGTCCTCCTAAATACTTAATTCAATCAATACAACAAATAAGACCAAAAAATAGAGCGATAGTAAAAAAAAGTATTCAGTCTAAACCTTCACAATCCTCATCTTCCTCATCATCATCTTCTTTCCCCTCATCATCTTCTTTCCCCTCATCATCTTCTTTCCCCTCATCATCTTTACCTCCTCCTCCAGGGTCAGTCGAATTTGAAAAAAATATGAACGATATGTCCCAAATTTTTTTAACAATGATTTCACAAACGGATTCATTATTATCAGAAGAACTTGACCCAAAAAAAGTATTATGTAACATACACGACTGGGTAATGTTAGGAACAATAAATGATAATTTTAGTAAATTACTGTTCAATTCTGTTGAAAAATTAATAAAAGTTCATATTAAAAAAGAACAAGAAAAAAATCCTAGTTTTAGTTCAACAATATTGTTAAATTATTTATCCGCATTACAGCTAAGATTAGAGATGGCTTTTCTAGACCCTGTAGTAATATCAAATACAGCTAATTTACCATATACGGATTTATTAAGAAAATTATTTGGAGACGAAGTATCTAAACAAGTAAAACTAACCACAACAGCATCAGGTGTAAAAGAACCAGAAAAAGACAAAAAAACAGGATATACAAAAACAGAAGCACTAAGTGTTCGTGATAAATTTTTAGCTGCTCTCGCAAATAAGTCGCAATGTGCTGCGAGTATAGGTAATTGGGAATCAGTAAAAGATATAAGATGTTGGATAGTTGATAAAAAATTATTAAGTTATAGTGCTCATCAATTAAAAATAGGAGGTGTTGATTATTGCCCTGCTGACCCAGGAATAGATTGCGAACATATTGGAGGATTAAGATTTCAATTAATTCACGCAAATACAGTTCAAACAGGAATGAAAAGATATCGTGAGAACATCGATGATTATAAAAACTACATAAGATTGTTTTATGATTGGTCATTACATGGTCCAAATGTAATTAAAAACGATGAAGAATGGATTGAATTTGATGACAATACAGGGTTTTTTAAAATTGCTTTAAACCCCACAAACCTCGCAAAACCCACAAAATACCCAAAATTCAAATTTGAAAACACGTTACACGAAATATTAATGGACTCAAAAACACAAAAAAATAAATATGGTTGTGGCTGTATAGATATGAAAATAGTTCCTCCAAGTAAAGTAAAAACAGCACAATTAGACGACATAACTCAAAAAGAAAATGTAGAAAGAATAAAAGCAAGATTAGAAGATATAATTAATAAAATGAATCAAGATCTAAGAGAATATTATAAATGTTTTCCTTCACAAAGCACAAACGCAAGTAGTAGCGCAAGTAGTAGCGCAAGCGGTATTGATCCAAACACCAAACAATTAAGAATAGGGACTCAAGTATATTATTATATGTGTATTTTTAAATTCTTGAGCAATATCCCAACATTAGAATTTATAAATATGGTTACACATACGGCCACTTTAAAAAATATAATTGACGCCGAAAGAGAATCATCCACAAATATACAAGGTAAAAAAAAAGGAGGTAGTCAAAAAGGAGGACAACCTGTGGAATCACTAATTCAAAGAACTACTGATCTTGAACCATCATCCGACATTTATTACAAAATAAACACAGATACATATTCAGTTTATAATAACTTGTTAGATAATAGTAGTGAAACAGAAACCACATTACAAACATTATTATATTTAAATGAAACTCCAATTGACCAAATTATGGCAGACACAAAACAAGTAGAATCATTATATAATAGAATTTTAAATAATAATCCTCAATTACAATTACCATCATCAATTCCTGACGAAACAGAAAATATACCACCACCTCCTCCTTCAACAGAACCTAAACTAATAGAACCATTCTCATTAGACGAAGAAACAAATTTAGACCCACGTCTACTTGAAATCGTATTGAACGAAATTAACCCACCATCATCCTCAGCAGCATCCTCATCATTATCATTATCATTACCATCATCGCCCCCTGTATCATCAAGTATTGTTATAAATAATAAACAACAAGAAGAATATATTTTAGATTCTATTCAAGGTTACAATATAGACAACTACAAAACGTATTATTACACAATAAAGTATTACTGTAAATTAAAAAACAATAATATAAAGTACTTGGTAAATATTACAAAAGCAGAAGAAGAAGCTTATAGTAGAATTCTTCTTTATAAAAGAATTGGACAACCACCTATATCAAGAATAGATACAAATAACAATTACGTATCTAGTCTGGTAATAGATGGTAAACCGTATAACATGACAATTAATATTGACCTGAGTAATTATAACCCGTCAGTAAGTGAAACGCCTTTAGATTTAATATATACAGTTAGTATTGATACTAATAATAAAGTAGGAAGACCCATATTATTAATACCGCCACAAGAAGACGTAACAATTTTTTGCTTAGATGCTGGAAAAAACGTTATAATGATTAATTTAGAATTATTAAACACAATCAAAAAATCATTTGTATGGACGTTGGAAGAGCTAAAAGGTAAAACGCTTGGAAAAGGTGGTAAAAGAATTACAAATAAAAAAAGTAAAAAAAGTATAAATAAAAAAAGTAAAAGAGGTAAAAAAAGTAAAAGAGGTAAAAAACAAAATAAATCAAAAATACTAAAAACTATTAAAAAACGCAAACAAAAAAATAAAAAAACACAAAAATTAATTAATTAAATTATACAATGTAAACACAAATAATATCAAAACAAAACAACACGTTTATGATATTATTTCACGCGCAATTATGCGCTTGCGCTCTTGAACACACATAATATAATTATCCATAGAGTTTAAGCCTTCTGCTTCGTTAGAATCTGATACTTCGTTAGAATCTGATACTTCGTTAGAGACTGATAAGCCTTCTACTTCTAATCCCCCCATTTCAAACCGATACACCATAACCTCTTTTTTCTGTCCAATGCGATGACATCTAGCCACCGCCTGGTCCTCAACCGCGGGATTCCAAAACGGACTCACAAAATAAATCTCACTATAATGCTCTTGTAAATTCAGCCCTTCGCATCCAGTTTGTATCTGTAAAATAAGAACATCGTTGCGCTCGCACAAAATTGTCTTCCTAGCCCCTGCCCCGTTTCGCCCATCAAATGTCACGACCCGCTCAATCCCATTGTCTCTAAGTCGCGCGGCAATATCATCAATTTCAGATCTAAAACTACAAAATATAATCTTCCCATTGCCGTTATCTTTATTTTTCAAAACCGCTTCAATAACCGCATCCAATTTACTACTATACTTTACAATATCCGCATATTCTTCTCGAGTTATAATTTTATCACGTACCATTTCTCCAAGAAATCCCTTAACCAGCTTAGGATAAATACACATCTGTCTTGCTCGCAAATATAATGGCAACACACCAGAAGAAAATCTGTTATGTAACCAATAAGTAATATTTGTAGAACTTCCGACTCCACTTCCACTTCCGCCTCCACCAATAATCCCGTGAATACAAGACGACAACTTCATTTCATTTTCATTTTTCCACGAAACAGACTCCAAATTAGCTGTCATGTCCGGAATTAAGATCCCCACTTCCTTTTTAGTCCTTTTTAAAATAGGCACTTTTTTAAAATCACTATATCCAATAATCCGGCACAAATTATAAAAATCGGCTTTGCCATTTTGAATGGGAGTTCCAGAAACAATCCACTTAATAGGGCTTTTTAATTGTAAGGCGCCTTTATACAAATATGTATTTCTATTGCGCAAATGGTGGCCCTCGTCAAATACAATTCGGTCCCACTGAACACGATGAATATCATTCAAACCTTCTACATCTCCTTCTCCGCCTTTTTTCTTTTTTTTATTTAACGCAATATGAGCATAAGAAGTAATCACAATACAAAAACCGAGTCCTAACAAGTCAATTTTCTTTTTCTTTTGTCCATAATACAAAACTGCTTTATGCCCAGTAGTTTTGTATATTTGTTTATACCACTGGTCAATCAAAACCGGTGGCAACACAATCAAGGTTCTCTTAACCAAGTTACACAAAAAGGTGCCGATCATAGTAATAGTTTTACCGAGACCCATTTCATCGGCAATAAAACCTCCACTTCCGCCTCCACTTCCGCCTCCACTTCCGCCTCCACTTCCGCCTCCACTTCCGCCTCCACTTCCGCCTCCACTTCCGCCTCCACTTCCGCCTAAACCGCCTTTTTCATTATCCACACACCATACAACGCCATCATATTGATATTGCTTAAAATCGAGCCCAGAATGAGCAATATATTTGTTATAAGAAGAATTCATTTTAAAACAAGTTGATTAATTTATTTACATTTAACAAAAAATTGTAAAAGCATTTCAATTTTTTAAAAAATTTTAAATATAATAATTGTATAATATAATATTAAATAATAATGACTAATATAAAAAAATCAAATACAACAAAAATGACTAGGAAAACCATAGGAAATATATCAAAAGGAGGAAATATAAACAATCAATTAGGATTAGACAAAATATTAAGTATCGGATATGAAGTAGAAAGCACAAATTTAATTAAGTTAACAGAAACTCAAGAATATTTACCAGACAATGTTTTGTATAACTCAGATTCAGCAAGAAAAGATATGGAAGAATTTAAAAAATTAAAAAACTATGAAGATGACGAATATAATGACACATTGGAAACAGCAAGCGATGTATCATCAATTGACGCAGACATTGAAGAGAGAATGGAAGAACAGCCTACCGCAAAAATGTATAATTTTGACCAAGAAAACAAAGAAGACCCAGGAACAATATACCCCAATGCGGTATTTCATATTACAAATGATATAGCAAAACCAAAATTTAACAGAACATTAAAAGCATTATGTAAAGATATTGAAAGAGAAGGTAGATTTCCTACTGATATAAAAGACACCTTATATAAATATAAAGAAAATAAAGATAATAAAGAACACAAAATACATTTTAAATTTAAAGAAACTACACCACAAGAATGTTCTAATTTTACAAATGTAGAATGGGTTATTACATATTATAACCCACCACAAAGTAACAATATAATAATAGAAACTTTTTTAAATATGATAAAAAATATAGTTCACCACCTTGAAAGTTTCACACCTATACCAGGGCAATTTATATACACAAACCCAACAACAAACCAAGAAAGAGAAGTACCAGGTTCTATGCTTTATAAGAGCACCCAAGAAGAAAACGAAACATTGTATTATTTACAAACAGACCAAGTAGAGTCACTAGACAATATATGCTCAAAAATACAAATGACATTTTCAGCCAAAGCAGAAGACATAATCGATGTAATGTTAAAAATTACAACAGATTATACAAGTTTTTCACAAGACATTCCCGAAGCGGCCGCATACTTAGAAGAGAACAAAAATACTATACAAAAAATACAACAGTGTGTTGACAGGTTATATGATTACTTCACTGTATCGAATATTTTAACAAAAGATGAAAAAATTAAATTACGAAATAAAAAAAATCAAATAAAACAGTTGAAAACCTATATGTTTTTAATTTTATTTAAATTAAATAGATTTTATTATTTTATGTTTTATAATGACCTTGTAAAAATAGGAAAAAAAAGAAGATACAATTATTTAAAAGACTTATTATTTTTCAATTCAAGACACACAAATTATGTTTTATATAAAGAAATTAAAGAAAAAATTAAAGAATTACTTGAACTACAAGTCGAAGCACAAGTCGAAGCACAAGCAGAAGCAGAAGAAAATACTGATACTAAAGTAATACAAATAATTAAAAATTTATTTTTACAATCAGACATATTAACTGAATATTTAATTGAAGAAGAATTTAAAACAGATGAATACAAAGACCTAATCGATACAACAACCATATTTTCTAAAGATACTACTGTTGATAAACAAAATGATGTTTACGGTGACCCAACATTTTCGCTAAACAGCTATTTTGATTTTTTTGAAGACCCAGCAGACAATGAAAAAAATAAAAAAATAGACAAAGAAACAATAAAATATTATGATTGGTTAGAATATGCCGAACACGATATTTTTTCGGCAAATATGGATTTAAAAGACGATATAGTTTTATTAGAATGTCGTTTTTTTCAGGATTTATTAACATCTTATTTTTATCATATTGGCGACGGAACTCTAAAAGAGCAAATGACAAATGGTGCGTGTAATAAAATAGCAGGAAAAGAAGGAAACCCTAATATTATGGCATTTTCTATTGCGAATTTTAAAAGCATAATTCAAATACCAGAAACAAAGTTTCTTCAAGGTGGAACCAAAAGAACTAAAAAAACCAAAAAACGCAAACCAAACAAAACAAAAATCACAAAAAACCATAGAAAAAACCATAGAAAAACCCACAAAAACCCCATAAAAAAATATAGAAACACAAAAACTAAAAAATAAAAATTTGAAATAAAATAAATTTAATTTAAAAAATATATAAACATTAAATTAAATACAAATCAAACATGATATTTTTCTCAGACGATATTAAAAACAAAATAATAGACTCGTCGCCCGTAGAAGAAATCATACATAATCTTGATCAATTCAAATCAGACGAAGAAATGATATTCACATATTTTAATTACAGTATAATTGGAATAGATTATATCCAAAATCTGTTAAAATATAAATCAAATAAGACAGCATTTTATTGTTTGGAAGATGATTTTGTCATAAGAAAATGCCCGTCCTGTATGATATTTTCAAAACAAAACAAAAAAAACAGTGACACAATTTTGTATTATATTATGGTTATCAGCACACAACCTGAATTTAGAAATAAAGGTTACGGAACCGGATTGTTAAACGGATTTGTAGAAAGAATCAAAAAAGAAACACAAGAGTCTACAAAAAAAGTTAAAATTGTGTTAAGTTCTCTAGATGAAGTTGTGTCGTATTATCAAAAATACGGATTCGAAGCGGTAGATTGTTCATTTGAAAATTATCCGTATTTAAGAAAATTTGAAATATACGACGACGAAAAACTCTATACCATAATGGAGCTAAATATAAAATAATATAAAAAAGTATAAAAAAGTATAAAAAAGTATAAAAAAGTATAAAAAAGTATAAAAAAGTATAAAAAAGTATAAAAAAGTATAAAAAAGTATAAAAAAGTATAAAAAAAATGTGAACGCAAAATAAATACGAAACAAAAAAAAAGTGAAATGCTTTTTTTTTAAATACAGTAATGTATAAAATAAATAACAAACCATTCAAAATGTCGAGACAAATGAACAACAACAGAACCACCAAGACCAACGAGAGACGCGTTCCTAAGTGCCTTACCTGTGAGAAGGCAGGATTAACTGGAAAGGCCCTTGAACACTACACCAGAAAGACTCCCGATCCCAACAGTGAAATCGTCTGCCCCACTATTCTCTCTTTCAAGTGCGGATATTGCGGTCAAGCCGGTCATTCCAAGGGATTTTGCCAAGCCTTGAAGACTGACCAAGCCAGATTAGAACGCGACCAAGCCAGACAAGAACGCGAAGAGGAACGCAGAAGAAACGAGCGCAGAGCCGAAGAGGAAAGACAACGTCAAGAAACCACAAGAAGATTGAAGAGCAACATTTTCACCGCTTTTAATGATGATGACGAAGAGGAAAACGAGCGTCAAGAGGCACTTAGAGCAGAAGTCGAAGCACTTAAGGCTCAGTTAGCCGAGCAAGCAAGAATTCAAGCACAAGAAGCAGCATTCCCATCACTGTGCAAGATGCCTTCAAACAAGCAGGCCACCACGATCAATTTTGTGATGGTAGCAAAGACTGCTGCTGACTTGCCAATTCCCAAGCCCAAGCCCAAGCCTCAATTCAAGGCCATGGTAGAAGAGGAGCCTATCATCTACGAAGACGACGAAGACAGTGACTACGAAAAGGAAGACGAATACACTGAGTATGTCCCGGACACTAGCTTCGGAGCATTCGTGGATCCCTACGAGACACCCGCATACATGCGCAAGTATTGCGCCGATGAAACCCAAGGTAATATGTTGCTTGCTCCTGTTCGTAGTTCATACACTGATAACGATTGGTAAAAACCTGCTAATATTATAAACCTTCTAATATTATAAACCTTCTAATATTATAAACCTGTATTATTCATATTATTCATATTATTATAAAAAACACAAAAGAAAAGAAAAAAATCAATAAATCATAAAAACACAAAAGAAAAAGAAAAATTAATAAATCATAAAAACACAAAAGAAAAGAAAAAAATCAATAAATCATAAAAACACAAAAGAAAAGAAAAAAATCAATAAATCATAAAAACAAAAATAAATAATAATAAATAAAAATCGGTTCGAAAGAACCTTTTTTTGCTTTTTATTTAAAAAACAATTCGAAGGATACCATTATAATCTCTGTAAACATATCCAAAGGTTAAACCACCCTCAATAGCATCTGTGTTACCAGAAAAAACAGGTAAACCAGTAAGAGAAATTAAAGAACTATATTGAATACCACCATTTAATGGAAGATTAACCCATTGTGTAGGAATACTAGATGCACCGGTAGGGCCTGTGAATCCATATTGTCCTCTAACCCCTGGAGGTCCTTGAGGTCCTTGAGGGCCAACAGGTCCTGGACCTCTTAAATCACAACAACTACGTTGCCCTAAATATTCAGAATAACTCCTAACAAAATTAGACATCTATATAATAATATATTTTTTTAATAAATAAAACAAAAGAAATAAAACAAAATAAACAAATACTAATTATAATTAATATGAAACAAATAATCAAAAATGAAGAATTCAATGTTTATCGCGACAATAGAAAAGAAACATTATATAAAATTGTTTTTCATAACTATTTAACAATAAATTCCTTACTTAATTCAATAATAAAAACAAATATAATAAAAGGATCAACAATTACAGAAGACTATAAATCAATAACATTTCAAGCATTGTCAGTAAAAACATTACCACAATATTTATCTTATTTAAAAACAACACAAAATAATAGTACGCTAGATATAAAAAAATCATTAACAATGATTTACTATTTATCAAATCAAATCAAATATTTAATTAATAATGAAAACAGATGTTTCTATAGGTACAAGCCAGATAATATATTAATAATAGACGAAACAAAATTTATATATTTATCAAATGAAGATTTACTACAAATAGACCCAGAAACCCAAAACATTGAAATAAATACAGTTATTTCTTTAGATTGGTTTGTATCTCCTGAAATTTTACAAATAAATAGTATACCAGAAATAGTAAATTATAAGACAATATACTATAGTTTGGGAGCTTTAATAATTTATAGTTTATATTCAATAAATATTTTAGATATAAGAAACGATATTATAGAAGACATAAAAGACATAAAAGACATAAAAGACATAAAAGACATAAAAGACATAAAAGACATAAAAGACAAAATAGAAGAAATACTAATAACAGTAAAAGGCACTAAATTATATTATTTTCTAAAAAGATGTCTAAACAAAACAATAGAAAATAGAACATTACTATATTTTTAAAAATCATTATTAAATAATTATATAATTATCTTATAATATGTTATATGTCGTTAGTTACTTTAAAAAGAAAATCAGTTATTCAATACGGATCAAAAAGGTCGGCTAAACCACCCGGAGGTTATTGGTTGCCTCAAGGTCCTTTTGGTAATGGTAAAACAATGCTAGAACAAGCTATACAAAATCCAGGTTCAGTAGGTTTCTCTCTAAACGGATCACATAGAAACGTAGGTGGCGTAGGAAAAGAAAGTAAATTTTCAAAAAACGGAACGCCTTTTAGAGGAACACAACCGATGGGTTCAGGAGGATCATATGGAAAATACGCAACACCAGAACCAGTATTTAATACTAATAAAGTAATTGTGGAAGGAACACAATATCAATATATTAAACCTACTGTTTTAACAAATTATGGAATGTTAAATAAGAAATATAGATGTATCCATAACGGACAATATCCAAACCACTGGGTTCAACCAGTAAATACAGGAAATTTAACAGATTCAAGTAGTCAAGGGCAATACATACACGACAAAGCAGTAGCAAATATGTGTGTCTCAGATATAAACAACCCAGAAAAATATGAAGGATACAAGAGATGTCATCAAGGAACCGCAGGGTCACTATTAACAGCATTATGTGAAAAATCAATAGCAAAATCTACATATGATAATGTTGCGAGTAATGGTAAATATTCAAAGCAAATACGGCAACCGAATCCATCAAGTGTTCATACTTTACAAATACAAAGAAAATGCGCATACCCAACCGCAACACAAAAACCATTTCCGTTTGCGGTTCAAACAGGAAGTGGAATTTTAACAGGAGGCACAAGAGTAACAAATGTTGGTAATTCATGCGGTACATCGCAAAATATATATTTAACTCCACCAGCGTGGTACACTAGATCCCGTTAAAAATAAACATTTGAAATCTAATAAAAAAATAAAAATTAAAATAAAAATAATTAAAAAATTGAAACCATTTATAATCATAAAAATGAAGATATAATTATAAATAAAATGACTGCCCAAGCAAACACAACAAAGATGAACGCCATAATTAATATATATTTACAATTTCCGCCATCATTTGCCCCTAGATATGATGGTTTTAGAATGGATAAATATCTTCGCGTAAACACTAAGAAGGAAGAAATTATAAACTTACTTTTAGAAAACTGGAAAACGCCGAATTATTTGAACGAAAAGTTAATTGAATCATTAATCGATATAAAAGAGGCCATTACAGACAGTAAAATATTAGATGATTTAAGAGAGGTGTTAATAGATTCAGTATTATCAGCATTTTATGAAAACAACAAAGAAACACCAGATTTAGAAATAGAAGACGCAAAGGCACTACAAACATTAAAACCACTTATAATATCGAATCTTGAAAACACAATATTCAGACGAACCGCAAACTACTCCACGCCATATGGATTTATTTAATTTCTTCTTATTCTTCTTGTTATTCTTCGATTATTACGTTTCTTTTTCATAGTTTTTATTCTTTTTATTCCTTTTCTTCTTTCAAAATTTATATACTTTTTATTACTTCGTAAGGTACCCCCTTTTCTAAAACCTTTATTTTTTTTACTAGGAGCTGTGCCATGGTTAAATGGACCTGGTGCTGTTCTTGGAAAATCTTGATCATCAAAAAAATTCAGAGGAGCACTAGCAGAAGCAGAAGCACTAGCAGAAGCAGAAGCACTAGCAAGAGATGGGCGCACAATACGTTCTTCATCTCCGGACAATCTTGTATTTTTTTTTCCTTGTATTTCTATATATTCTTGCGAATATGGTATATGTATTAATCCATTATAATGACCTTGGACGATCCAATGAGCTATTTGCTCTAAACCTACAACAATCTCACCTTGTTGAGGGTCTAGTAATACTATTTGACCCAAATTATCACGAGCTAATACAACAGAATGACCAATCATTCCATTATCTCTTCTAAATATACATAAAGTTCCTGTATTATTACGTAAATATAATGAAAGTTCTGGATTTATTTGTAAAGGATCACCATGTATAATAAGTGGAATGGTGATAAATTGACTTAAATCAGGCATTAAATGTGCAACATCCTCAGCAGATGCTCCTCTCTCTTGACTATTTAAAACATTAGAAGCATGTTCATAAGTTTGTTGATCTATAATTCCTAAAAATCTTACTGAACTTGCGAGACAATCAAAATTATGAACTCCAATAGGGCATACTGCTTGCCAGGATTCAATTTGTTCTTGTGTAATTGGAAATATTAAGATAGGAATATGACGAACACTTTCTTTTGTTAAAACACTTGTCATTTATATATTTATATATAAATTATAAAAACTTATAAAAACTTATAAAAACTTATAAAACAATATAAAAATAAACTATAAAACAAAATATAAAATGATACAACTAACAAATTACGATAAAGTAATGAATTTAAAGATTTTCATAAACTGTGATGATGAAAAACTAAAAAATATATATAAAGAAGCGGCAACAAAACATAACAAAAAAATACAAGATTGTCCGGATATAATAGACGCAGGGTTTGATTTATATGCTCCACTCCAAGAAGATCAAAATCAAAAAATTTTTTTTTCACCCGCAAATGTAAACAAACTAGATTTTAAAATTATTTGTTCAGCTCAAATAAAAAATCAGGCAACAAATAAAACGTATAACACGGGGTATTATATGTATCCAAGGTCAAGCATATCAAAGACACGATTGCGACTCGCGAATTCAGTAGGAATAATAGACGCAGGATACAGAGGGCATATAATGGCAATGCTTGACGTAATAGGAAGTACAGATTATCAAGGCACTACATACGATAGATATATACAAATATGCGCACCAGGTTTGATACCAATCACAGTGGAAATAGTAGACAATATAGAATCGTTAGGAGAAAAAACAGAACGAGGACAAGGTGGTTTTGGTTCAACCGGTAAATAAAGAAACAAAACAAATAAAATAAATCGCAACTATAAATAGCTATAAAATAAAATTATATATTATAGCTATTAATTATGGATATAAAAAAGTATTTAACAAACAAAGACAATCAACAAATAATAATCGGATTTTTGTCAATATTGATATTTTTATGGTTAATATTATATGTGATACCGGGTATTTTCAAGACACTTTTTCATACACTTTTAGGAAATTTAATAATATTATTAGGTATAATTTTACTAGGAAGTAAAGATATAAAATACTCACTATTAGCATTATTATTTGTAGTAATTTTATACAGATTTTCACAAATAAATAATCTTATAATCAATGAGAAAAATTTCAAAGAAGGTTTTACATGGTCGCAACAGTCAACAACAGATTTTATAACCCTACAAGACACATTAAATCCTCATGTTGTTTTTGATACAAACAAGATACAACAACAAGCAAGTCAAGAAGAAGTAGATTATTTTTTACAAAATCAATTGTGGCCATGGTCTCAAGAAGTTCAGGATTTATATAAAGAATCAGTAATGAATAATCAATATATACAAATAAATCCAGAGGATGCTGTTAATCAAGCACGACAAATCTATAACCAACAAATAATATTAGAAATCATTTCATGGCAGAAAAAAGAAGGACAATTTTTATTAAATGGTGTAATTGTAAACGACATATCCGGAAGCGACACATCAGGAAGCGACACATCAGGAAGCGACACATCAGGTAATATAACAAGTTCAAGAGATGGTGCTGGTTCTTATGCTTTCAGTTCAGGATTGATATCAACTGAAAACAATCCAAATGTTAAAGTAATAAAGTGTAAATCGGACACAAGTGGTAATTATTCGTTATCTCAAGGTCAATATGATGAGACACAGGGTAAACAAGTTTACACAGAAGTAGAATCGAGTGACTTAGAAAATATAATCCCAGGTTTCAAATTTGTGAGTCAGCCTTGTAATCCGTGCACAGCGTTAAACTCACCTCCGGATTACACTTGTCCTTTTACATTAGATTTATCGAATAACAATCAACCTCAAAACCTATTTTCAAATAGTATAAGTAAAGTATGGCAATATTTATGGGGGATAAACACAGACCCATTACAGTCAGTTCCATCATCATTCACACAAACAAATACAAATACAAATACAAATGACTTTCCAATATTATCTCAATTACAAGTTGAATTAAATGGATTATTTACTACGCAAACTCAAACTCAAACACAGACACAGACACAAACGCAGACGCCTGAAGAACCAACCACAACAACCTCAATGTCAGCTTCTACAGTTTAAATAATTGACTTTAAAATACAATTATAAATCATTTTATTAAATTATATAATTTAATAAAATTATATAATTTAATAAAATATATAATTTAATAAAATGTATAATTTTAATTATTATATTATAATATAAAATAATGTCTAGTGATTATTTATTTAGATTGTATAGTAACCATCATCATTCTCATGATGAAGATCATCACCATGATGTTGAACACGCACATGAACCTAATCATTACAATGATAATCATTCACATGATCTTCATCATGTTCATCATGTCCATGATATAGAAAACACAGATATTTTTATTAATAATGCTACATTAGATCAAGTTGTCGCAAGTTTAAATGCTTTTAAAAAAGCCGTTTATGAAGTAAATTATTTAGTAAGTTTAATAAACGATAATTCATTAAATATCATATCTTCAAATCAATACGCATCTGTAATACAACCAATTGTAGAAAAAAATTACAATAAATTTAAAGACGATGATTTTTGGATTACAAACATTACTCCAAACTATTATTGTTATTTTTTTAATAAATATCCTTTTTGGAACAATTTATCGTTGAATGAATTTTTAGATTATAATTCATCAAATGCCAATATGGCTGGGTATAATCAATCATTTTACACAAATTATAATTTTGTTAAAACCACAATTGATACATTAAAAAATAAATACCCTGATAAAACAAAATTTTATTATTTATCAGTTTTGCCTTGGTCTGGGTCTTACAACACACTAACTTTAAAATTAAATTATTTTTTACCAGATTTATTAAATTCGACAAATACAATGTCTATTGGTGCAAGAATAGATTTGACAAAATATTTTCCTAATGCTACTAATTTGTCTACTTTTTCAAAAGATTATTTAAGATTTGTTAATGATTTAGCAAATGAAATAACTACTTTAAATAGCGATGATTGGCAATCTGACGCAATATGGCCGTATATTTTTCCATCCAAATATGAGACAGCTACTTGTTTGTATTCTAGTATTTATCCTTCATGGACAGGATTACTAATTAAAGAATGTTTTATTCCAGGTTCCAATATTGATTATCCATCAATTATAAAAAACGTAATAAATGATTTATTTATTAATTATCCTGCTTTAATTCCAGGACAAATTGCCTTATCTACTTATAACATAGGCCAAACTTATTATGTTTCACTTATTAAAATAGTTATGTATAATGGTATATTATCTTTTAAACAAAAACAGATTTCAATCACTCCTTATTTTAGAGATATTATAAGGTGTAAATCGGATACTATAGTTAGAGGTCTTTTAAATGTACAAACACATAATGGCGAAGATGTTATTAAAACCGATAACGTATCTAAGGTAACCAGTTTTCATAACAAAATAGGTGTAAATCAAAATACATTCAATGTAAAAGGTTTAATCGATGTTGATAATTTATCAAATAATTCAGTTATTAATATATTAAATGATTTTATAAATCCATTGTTGTATAGCTATGAAGTTACAAATGATATAAAAAATAGTATTCAATACGGCAACACAAGTGTGAATATTCCGGCAACATATCAAAATAATGTATTTGTATTTAAAACACCTATAAAAAATATAATAGATCCTTCAGACATTTCTTTTTCGTATACCCTTCCTAATGTTTTCTCTAACGGTAAATTTGATACACAATCTTTCCAAAAAATTCAATCCATTGTTAATGAAGTAAATAAAATGAGACCAGAATTTGATTTAAACAGCAATACACGATCTTTTGTGTATTCCTTTATTGAAATGTTAAATGATACACAAAATTATTATTTATGTTCTTTGAGAGGTGTCATCAAAATAAATCCAGCTGACTCAACACAAACACAAAGAGAAATGTATTTTATTTGTAGTTTTTCAAATGTAAATGACTTTATGATTAATCCAAATTATACAAAATACATGAATCAATTTGTTAATAAACTTAGTAGTTGTAGTCGTTTTTTAAATCTGAGTAATTTAATAGTATTAGATCCCGCAGTCCAAACCAACTTATTTTTAGGAAACAGTATAAGCAATTTAACAGCCCCGAATATTCCTTTTTTTAGTAATAGAATTAACAGTAGCCCCTATTTTAGAGATAGATTTGGTGGAAAAATTTTATACACTTATTGTTATCAAGTTTTAGAAAATCCAGAATTATATCTAGATGATAATTGTAATGTATTGTTTAATGAACTATTTCCTTATTTTAACAATAATAAAATATCGAGTACATTTTTACCAAATACAGACAGATGTATATTAGATAATATCAAATTAATAGTAGAACAATACAATAATTATTATGGTTCTGATAAAAAACAGATGTCTTTTATTATACATTATCCTTGTATAATGGGACAAAAATTATGCTGTAACAATATTGTTACAATTAATGATAAAACATATATTATAGGTAGTATATTTGATTTATCTGAGGTAGTTGATGAATCAATTATTTTAAAGGGTGATAATAAAATAACCGGTAATTTGACTATTTTAGATGATGTAACCAGAGTGCCGGTATTTAATATAAATAGAGAGAAAAAACAAACAACTAGTATATTTCATACTGGTATAGGTACATCCGATCCTAAAACAATGTTAGATGTTAATGACTGTGGAATACAAGATATTATTAATATTATTGAGGATATGGCTGTAAAATACAATGTATTAAATTATAATATAGCAAATTTTGCTAATGCGTTATCACAATCAGAATCCGTTGCTGTAAATTTTTTACAAACAAATTTTATAGACCCTCTCACTGGTGTACAATTTGTTCAAGATATTAATAGTTATATTCTATCATATAATGTATCAAATGATTTGATTCCTTTGAATCAAAAGACGTTATATAATTGGTCTTTACCAGAGTGGAATGGTAAAACTTATAGTCAAATATTAAACACTGATAAAAATAACATTTATCTGGCTAATTCTACAATTAATTGTACTACTAATATTTATAATACAGATAATATTTTTAATTTATCTAATATTTTTAGTACATATCCGTTTAGAAATGGTATTAAAACATCATTTCGTAATATAGTAAAAATAAATAATAAATTTTATGGTATAGGTATAGGTGTAAATTTACAAAAATATGTCACATATGAATCAAATGATAATATTCAAAAATTTTTTCAATCTCTTGAGTCATATAATTTACAGTTACAAGACATTGTTATTCGTTACAAGAATATTCAAGCTAATCAAATTTTGAATCAACAAAAAGCGTCAGATGTTCGTTATCAACAACAGCAACAATATCCTATTCAAAAATTAGTTCAATATAAAATTGACCCAGAAAATATTAACAATTTTCAAATCAGTGATTTTGATTCTAATACATTACTACCTAGTAGTACAAAAACATATTCAACTGTAAATGATCAAAATTTAATCTGTAAATTAAATATAATTTTCATAAATTTTAAAAATTATTACACAAATATTAATCAAAACAATTATGGAGTTTTGGCATTTGAAGATAAATATAATGACTTTGTATCTTTATTTTGGTGTTCTAATGTCGACGCAAGTGGAGTTATTACTCTTATTTCATTAGAACTACAAATTAACACCATTGTTATTCCAAGTCTTTCTGTAAAAGGTGATTTAAAAGTAAAAGGAGACGCATATTTTACTGATTCACATAATAAAACTTACCTTTATATTGACTCAGATAAGAAATTCCTTGGTATAAATTCATTAGAAGTGTTAAATGAATACAATACTTCAATAACCAATGTTAAATATTCATCTTTAAATATGTCTCAACAAAATATGGTAGTTGCCAGTGATTTTTATCCAAATTTGGTTGCGGATAGAAATGCGAGTAGAGAACGAGCTCTAGATGAGAATGGAAATCCTATCCTAGATGTTAATGGAAATCCTGTCCCGGTTATTCCATATTTTGTCCCATTAGCGCCAATTACATTGAGAAGAACAAGTAATTATTATTCTATAAGTGATTTGTATAATTATTCACAACAATATACTACATCTAATCGCATTGGAGTGACATCAATGTTAGGTGTAACTACCGCAAATAATCCAAATGATACAACTTACGTTGCTGGTTCGGGAATAACTTATGAAATAAAAGATAAAACAGGAGTAGCAACTATTTTGGGAAGAAGTTTTATGGGTATTGATAGAATTGATAATATTAATAATGGTGAGTTTATTGTACCCAAAAGTGGGTTTGGAATACAGGTAAATGATCTTGATAATGAAAGTAAATATAGAAATATATTATATGTAAATAATGATAGTCAATTAACAGTAAATTCAGTATCAGTAAACTCAATTAGATTAGGAGGACATATATTAAATATAGACGGAAACGGAAATTTATGTTTTGATGGAAGAACAGTTTCATTAAATTAATAAAAAATAAAAATAAAAAATAAAAATAAAAAATAAATAATTAATTGAATTTATTACTATTACAAATAATAAAGAGATTTTTATAAAATAATATTAAAACTATCTTATAAAACATCATCATCAGACCCCAATTCTTCTTCATCACAATCTCTGTTACTTACTGAATTCATTGTTAACGTTGTGTTAAAATTAGAATAAGGTGTTTGTTCGCAATCATCTGTTATAGCATGAAAATCCATATTTTCATCATCAGAACTCAAATCCAAGTCATTACTAAGGCTGTATTTTTGCCTATTGTTGTTTCGTGGAGTAGGACATTCATCATAGTCAATAACACATTCGTCTTCTTCTGGAAGACTAGAAACTCGTGAAAGCATTTGTTTATTAGTAAAACATGAAATTCCAACATCATCCGTATCATTAATATTATCATAATCTCTATTTCGAGGCGCCCTCGGAGTATCCGTAGCACTATAAATTCTCTGGTCTCCTTGACTACATTGACGAGCACAAGCATACATATTACCATGTTCCGTGCCAAAAGTTAAAAACGTAATATACAAATCATCAAGCAATCTCTTATAAAATTTATCATCACTCATCCCATTAGAAACAATAAAACCTTTAATTTCCTTAAACAAAGTACGTAATTCATCTTTTAAACTCTTCTTAATTTCCTTATATTTTGTATTAAATGATTTTCTATCTTCTTTGTCGTCATTTAAATAAAACGAGAATCGAACTTTATTAAACAAATAATCTTTCTCATTAAAACATTTAATCCTATCAAGTAAATCCAGCACTCGATGTCTGTATCGAAAATTAGTCAAGTCCTCTTCCTTCTTTTCAGTAACAACCACTTTAATAACTTCGCCAGTTCTAGAACAAATGGCAATAATAGTAATTATAACTGCTTCAGGATTATCGGAAATTATATGAAACGATTTTACCGAGCCCAAAATAAGATTATCCGCAGCCATTAAATCAACAAACTTATTTTCTTTCCAGTCATAAATAAGTCCATTTTGAATGGAAATAGACACTTTTACAAAGGCACTATTAATAATATTACTTAACACTTCGCCATAAACTAGCGCGCCCTTTTCCACATTATCAATACAAGTATAGCTTCCATTAACGACCTTACTAAATGAATTTAATAAAACCGCGTTCTGGTCGTATCCATAACCGATAAACGCATTAATGATATTCGAATTAATCATCTGTTTTAGAATCTCCATTCTTGTTTCGCCCACGGTAATATCGCCGTCCGTCATTAAAATATCGGCGTAAATATGGTCTGGATTATCACCAATTCGCGTACTTAATTCATTAAATGAATTAGACATAATATTTTCAAAATTAGTACACCCAGATGGTTGAATTTTATTAATCTTTTCAATTAGAATATCGATATTATCTTTAGTAACCTTTACGTTGCTAACAATCTCTTCAATATTGCTTTCAAAATTATATATAGTAATTGTAATGTTAGTTGTGTCGGAAATAGTGACAAGATGTCTTAAAATTCCAATCATAGCATGCTTTAAATAATAAATTTTACTGTGTGAAGTTCTCTTATGGTCATTTCTTTCATCCATTGACGACGATACATCGTTATTGAACCGAATATGGATAGGTTTCAAATTAACCTGAGGTTCACTGTTATTTTCAGTTACATTGTTAGTTACAATGTTAAGGACACCAAATTTGCGTCCGGCGGAGTCAAACTCCTTATTTTCAAATGTAAACGTAGGTCTAAAAGGCATCATTCTATCAATATTATATTTTAAGTAATTAAGTAATTTTTGATTTCAATTTTTTTATAAATGAAAAATGAAAAATGAAAGAAAATAAATGAAAATACTTAAAAAGATAAATATAATAATTAAAATAATAAAAACAAAAATAAAATACTTAAAATAATAAAAACAAAAATAAAATACTTAAAAAGATAAATATAATAATTATATAATAAATAAATGGAGCAAGAGATAAGATTAGTAGATGTGTCCATTAAGGACGAAAATACCGCATTAAATGTAATGGTAAATTTTTTAACTATAGCTCATAAAAGAGGAGTTTTTACAATTGATGAATCGGCAAAAATTTGGGAATGTATAAAGATGTTTCAAAAACCCCCGCCACCTCAACAACCCCAACAAAACAATTAATTAATTTAAAAATAAAAAATATTTTACTAACAATAAAATGTTAGTAAAATACAAAATCATATAATAGCAAAAATTAAAGAACCAAATGTAACGTGGACTCCTTTTGAATATTGTAATCCTGTAATGTACGCCCATCCTCTAATTGCTTTCCAGCATAAATTAATCGCTGTTGCTCAGGAGGAATACCTTCTTTGTCTTGAACCTTTTGCTTAACAACGTCAATTGAATCATTCGGGTCAACTTCTAAAGTAATAGTCTTGCCAGTTAATGTCTTAATAAAAATCTGCATTATACATAATACAAACAAAATGTTTTTAAGTAATAGGCAATATTATTAATTTAATATATCATTAATATATAAACAATATGTTATCGTGGTTAAAAAAACCTAAAATAATTGAAGAAGAAGATAATACTGATAAAGAAGATAATACTGATACGCCATACGATAAAGTTCCGGATGATTTCATTTTTCCAAAAAATAATTTACTAATTGAAAAAAAATTTAAAATTCCCAAACCCAATGAAACTCCTGAACAAGTAGAACGACGTCTTAAAAATTTAGAAAGTACACCATATAGCTACCCTGGAAGGGAAAGAGTATATCGTAGGTATAGAGAACGTGAAACGCCACCTATACAAACTTCCAATATTCCGCAATCTGCGTATTATTTAGCCAAATTAGATATAGATGACAATAAATGGTATGAAGTAATAGACATAAAACCTAATAAAGACCCAGATACATTCATGGTTAGAATGATAAAAAAAGTAAACTTAAATGATATTGAACAACATACATATGGTAATAAAGGTACATTTGGTTTTAGAAGGTTTCTAAGAAAAACGATTGATTTAAAGCATGTTGTATATAAGGTTAACATAGGTGGAAAATCATATGATTGTTGGATTCGTAATATAGAAGAAAATGGTAAAGCAGACATTCAATTTACTGCTAAGCTTAACAAAGATTGTATCAACAAATTCGAAAATAAACCAAAACCACCACAATTTTTTAGTTTTACAGATGATAGCATTGATATTATAACACAGAATGTAATGTTTAATGAAGATGATAGTAGTTATGTATTTGGTAGTCCGCAATATGATATTGGCGGAAAACGTAAAAATAGGAAAACTAGGAAACATAAAAAATCAATTATAAAATCAATAAAAAGAAAAAGAACAATAAACCGAAGAACAATAAACCGAAGAACAATAAACCGAAGAACAATAAAAAAAACAAAAAGAAGATATTAATTTAATTATTGTTAAAGTAAATATTAAAAAGTATTTTAATTTTATGAAATAGATAAAATTAAAATTCGCATCTTAGAGGGATTGAACCTCTGACCTCACGGTTAACAGCCGTATGCTCTACCTACTGAGCTAAAGATGCATGAAGGTCCCACCGGGAGTTGAACCCAGGTTTTCAGATTCAAAGTCTGAGGTGATAACCACTACACTATGAGACCAGTGAGTATACAATAATATATTATTCTATCTTTAAATTGTTTTATAATTATATAATATTTTTACACAATATAAAAAATAATATTTCAAATAATATAAAAATATTTCATTATATTATGTAAATGGGATACATATATAAAATAACAAACATTATCAGTAAAAAATGTTATATCGGTGAAACAAAAAAGAACAATCCACAATTAAGATGGAATGAACATAAAAGAAAAATAGAGAAAGGTATAGGATGTCCAGCACTTCAAGATGCCGTAAACAAATATGGAATCGAAAATTTTACATTTGAAATTATAATTATATGTTTTGACGAAGATAGATATAAATTAGAAATGGAATATATACAAAAATATAATTGTATTAGCCCAAACGGTTATAATTTAACTAAAGGCGGTGAAGGTGGTGGATTTCATGGTAAAAAACATAGTCAAGAAACTATAGATAAAATTAGTCAAAAAATGAAAAATATATATATAGATAACCCAGAATTAAAAATTCAATTATCAATAAAACAAAAAGAAGTTATGAATTCACCTGAAATTAAATCAAAAATTAAAGAAGGATTAAAAAAATCTGAAAAATGGAATATTATTAAAAATAAAAATAAAAAAATACAATTTAAATTTCATACAGAGGAGGAAAAAAATAAATTAAAACAAATAACTACTGATTATTTTAATAATAATGAAAATGTAATAAAACATAGAGAAACAATGTCAGAATTAGTAGGTTTAAAAATAACTCAATATGATATGGAAAATAATTATATTAATAATTTTATTAGCATTAGCGAAGCATCAAGACAAACAGGAATAGCAAAGTCAACAATTAGTCTTGCAATTAGAAAAAATACAAATAGAGCCGGTAATTATATATGGAAAAAATAGAATAATGAATAAAATTAATAAAATATTAATTTTATTTAATTACACGAGATGGGATTCGAACCCATGAACCATAAAGGGCGTGATCTTAAGCCACGTGCGTTTGACCGCTTCGCTACCCGTGTTTCCCTAAATATCTTGCTAGTTCCTGTTTTCAAAAAAATTAGACGTTTTTTTAATGATTGCTGTATGGAACAAATAAATAAATAATACAAATAAATAATAAAAATAAGTAAACAAAATATAAATAATACAAATAAAATACAATAAACTAAAATAAATGACACTCGATCGGGGGCTCGAACCCCGGGCCACCAGATTAAAAGTCTGGCGCTCTACCAACTGAGCTAACCGAGTAAAATTATGATTTTTTATTTAGTTTAATTAATTTTATTTATGTTATTCATAAATGTTCGTAGGCGGGGTCGAACCGCAGACCTTCGGCTCATAAGACCGATGCTCTAACCAACTGAGCTATACGAACACACATATGGAAAATAGGGGGCAACTGGGAATCGAACCCAGGACCTCTCGCACCCAAAGCGAGAATAATGCCACTATACTATTACCCCTTCAAACCCAACCACCCTCCTCATTTTGTTTTTTCTTATTTATTCTATTTCTTATATTCTAAAAAACCCTTTTTTATTTTGTTTTTTCTATATTCTTTTCTCACCATTTTTATTTTGTTTTTTCTATTTTTTAATTATTAAAAATCCGTAACGAAAGAAAAAATTCTTTTATTATTTGTCATGTTTTGTTTTGTTTTATAAATTTTTTTGCTGTAAAATACTCATAATATATATGTGCTAGTATCCTAATAATTTACCTAGTTAAATTATATTAATAATCAAATTAAAAATTTATTAGAAAATTATTTAAAAATGCTGGTATCAAAATTTATTCTCAAATGTAAATAATTGTTTTAATTGCTGTATGATACCTCCTCTCCAATATAATAATATCAATTGTCTTTATATTATTTTAACGAAAAATAATAAATTTGTATAAATACCCCTAATTTCTAACATCTAAACGCAAAGGCAAAAACACCAACACCAATTATACCCAAAACAAACCCTAAATGATAATTAAACTGCATTGTTCTATACATTTGTAACCATGCCTTTACTTGCTCTTTATCATTTAAATAATTCAACATCCATTTTGACTTAGGATGCAACATATAAAAGAAGTAATTTGTTACAAAAGAAGTAGCCACAACTATACAAACTACCGAAGTATTATTGAGTTTCCCACTTTTAATATTCATGTTATAAAATATGATAAAGAGAGAAATAATAAAACCCAAAATATACCCCTTGTAACTAATCATTTGTCTCTCATGAGAAATTTTATCGTATAGAACCTGTAAATCACTAGGCAATTTACTCTTATAATGAGTAACAACTTCGTTTTTATGTGTGGCATTATAAAAATAAACCATTCCTATAATAAAAATCGCAGAAATAGAACAACTTACAGAACATACCATATTACTTTATATATAATATTTTATATAATATTTTATATAAAATCATAATAATCATTATTCACTAATAATACCCTTAACCGCCATATTGCGAACAATATTACGAGCACAAACAATACACAAATCTTTTTCCTCATTTGTCATAATATTGACAACTTGTAAACATTCACCACATATTAAATGACCGCATTTAAGATTAACAATATCAATTGAATTATGACAACAATGGGAACAAACATTATAGGGTAAAATCTTATTTTCACCTAATTTCTTTTTAAAAAACAAATTTAGACACATTGTCTTTAATATTATAGCCTATTAAAAACAAAACAAAACAAAAAACAAAAAATATTTGTTTATTATATAATTAATTAAAATGACATTTTTAGACGCATATATATATTTTATTTTTTTCATCAAATTAATATTTATTATTTTAGCAATAGTAAATCTTTATTTGAGGAAACAACTCCCAATTGAAGAAAAAGGAAAAGAAGAAGAAAAAGATAAAGGAAAAATAGACAAAATTAAACAACAATTAGAAACACAAGAAAAAATAGAATACTGGAAAACACGTATCGAGTTATTATTTAAGTTTTCAATGGCGTTTTTACTAATATACATTTTCAATCCAAGAAAAAATAGACTAAATTTAATAAACCAAGAGATAAAAGTGTTATTTTTCTTATTTGGAATTATTTTAGTATTTACGGCAAAATGGAAAGAAATATTTAAGGAATCGAAAGCGCTTATATATATTCAAAGTAGATTAAAGTTATAAAATAGAAAAATAGAAAAATAGAAAAATAGAAAAATAGAAAAATAGAAAAATAGAAAATAAAAATAATTATATATAATATAAAATGGGCAGCGGTAGTTCAACACCACAAAATCAAAGACAAGGTATGATGCCAAGTATGTCAGGTATGTTTGGAGGTCCTTCTTCCCAACAAAGTTCGAGTTTATTTGGACAAAGTCAACAATTTCCTGGACAACAATCATCATCATGGTTCGGAGGTAAAAAAAGAAAATCAAAGGGAAAGAAGAAAACTAATTCTAAAACAAAAAGAAGAAAATAATACATTTATTTAACCCGCTAAAATAGTACAAATAATATAATTTGTATTATTATTTACATATAAGTTTAAAGACGACGTCTTTGCGCTAAATAACCAGCGCTACTTCTTCCAACCATACCATAAGCTGAATGAGGTTTATATATGAAATTTTTACTATATGTATAACAAAGTGTATTGCTACAATTATTATAAATTTGATTATAAGGGAGATTAACAGCATCGTTCATAGTTTTAAAATTAGTAGATTTATGTAAACTATTTGACGGATAGGACTTAACATTATACACCATTTATATTAATAAAATATTATTAATATAATTATTAAAAGAAAATAAAAGAAAATGATTATCTTCCACAAGAACCACAACCCGGTTTAATGGTGTGTATTCTTCCTATCATAGAACTACTAAAATCTCTATTAATTCCATTAGAAACTGGGGCTTGTATTACATTTGGTTGAAACTGTTTGGTACTAGTTTCAGGTCTATAGGTCTGATTATTAGATAAAATCATTGAAATTTTTTGAGGCATATTTATAAATAATATAAATATTATAAAAATAAATTAAATTAAATTAAATTAAATTAAACCCCTAAAATTATTTATTTGAATAGTAAGTTAATTATTAATTAATTATGATCTCAAATTATTGAGCTCTACTGATACAAGACAATTAACACCATAATCTGGTCCCCTTTCAGTTATAAAAGTTTCTGAACTATTACAATTCAAAGATAAAGAAATCCTTAGTTCTTGCATTATATAATGTTTACTATCAGGACTAGTTTTACCCTCAAATTGAATAAAATAATCATTATAATTATTAACGGTAGTGATAGTAGCCTTAGTATAATAATCATTACTACCTTCTTTTGCGTATACAATTTGACCCACACTAAATTGTAAATTGTATATCTCTTTCTGCGTATATTGATTATTATAAATTATATCGTCATTATCAAGACAGTTACATCCATTAACAATATTAGTTTTAAAAGTTTTTGCTCCATATATTTTGTCATTCCTAATAAATGGAATATTTGGAACTCCAAATGTTGCAGGTATACCTCCGTGTTTAAGAGGAGCTCTGCCTTTAATTCTATTTAAATATCTGTCATAAGAATTATGTTTAATATCAACACCAGCTCCGCCGGGTGACATAGCCCCAGGTCTTAACCGCGTTAAACTTCTTCTAGTACTACTTCCACCATATGATGAACCGGAAGAAGTCGTAAATGGTTGTAAATGAGGTTCTTTTCTGTCACTCATTTGATTCCAATTGACACCGGGACTAACAGTATAATTGGTCCCACCAACATCAATAACGCTGTAAACAGATTTCGGTTTTTGATATACATTTAAAGCGGCTAAATTCATTAAATAAAGCGAAGAAGGGACTCTAACAGTATTTTGTATAATTTTTTGTCTTTGATATTGATTCACAGGAGTATTGGATGTTAAATTAGTATCACAATTACATTCTCTATAAAAAAATGGAACATTTTTGTCTTGTTTAAATGTTTCTGATGGGTTGTTAATTACTAATGATGTTCTAAAATACATTATATATTATAATAACAAATAATAAATATTAATAAATAAAATTGATTTTTTAAATTTAAAATAATAATATATCAAATACAAAATCATTACCAAGTATGATAGCACCTAGTTCTATTATAAAAACACAACATAAATACAACTCACATCCGATGTATTGTGAATTTTGTGGCAAATGTTATAAAACAATAGTTAACTTAAATAAACATATATTATTATGTGAAGTAGTAAAACGAAGTATAAATAAACATACAGATAACCCTATAGATAAATCAATAAATGAAAAATTACCATCACAAGAAAATATGTATAAAATAATAGAAACGTTAACAATCAAATATAACAAGTTAGAAGAAAAAATGGAAGAATTACAGAAATGGGTTGATAAAAAAAAGAAAAAAATAAATATAATAGACTGGTTAAATGAAAATGATAAAATACAACCAACTTATGAATTTGATAGTATATTTGATAAAATAAATATAACACAAAAAACAATCGATTATTTGTTTACAAATAATTTTTATGATACAGTAAATGAAATATTGGTAAACTTTTATAATAGTAATCCAGAAATACCATTATTTGCCTTCAATCAAAAGTCAAATATAATATATGTTTTTAACAAAAATAACGACCAACAAAGTTCATGGAAAGAAATATCGAAAGATCAAGTGGTAGATTTTCTAGATAAACTTCAAACAAAAATAACAAGATGTTTAAAGGAATGGAAAAAAATACATGAAGATAAAGTACGAAATGACAACAAATTTTCGGAGTTATATAGCAAGACAATAATAAAGATAATGGATGTTAAGTTTAACAACGAAACAACCATAACAAGATATAAGTCATTGCTTTATAATAAGATAAAGGTGGACATGAAAAATTTGATAGAATATGAATACGAATTTTAAACATGTGAAGATTTCAATTTGAATCTTTAACTATTTTATTACTAAATTAAACAAACAGGTTTAGTAAGTGGTTTGCTAAGAATAATAATAAACTTATCACTATTTTTTGCGCCGGTAATAGTTTTAATGTTATTTAATAATAATTTTGTATGCTCATAAACTTCTTTATCTAAAAGAATACCACCACTATCTGTAAAATAATGTAATAAATCACTCTCATCATAAACTCTCCATTTAATAGTGATAATCGTGTTTGATATATTTTTTTTAATCTCTTTTTGGTTGATTAAATCATATATATCAAAAAGGATTATTCTTTTTTCATCTTCACTTAAACTTTTGTCTATTTTAATGTTGAGAATATGCGAGAAATTACCATATAGATCAATGTAGTTCTTATAGATAGTATCCATTTGTATAATATATAATTTCTTTTAATATTTAAACCTTTATTTCATTTTTAAAAATGTGTGATTTTAAATCTTCAAGGGTGTAAGGGTGTAAATAAAATAATACAATTTTATTATTTTATTATTTTATTATTTTATTATTTATTATTTATTATTTATTATTTATTATTTATTATTTTATTATTTATTATTTTATTATTTATTATTTTATTATTTATTATTTTATTATTATAAAATAGAATACCATATGGATTTAACTTTAATTTCATCAATCTATATCACATTACTTTTTTTCCTAAGCGGATTTAATAAAATAACAGATTTTATACAAGTTGTTAAAGGGTTTATGAATAAAACAAAACTTCCATTTACACTCTGTAAAATAATTATTATATTTGTGATTTTATTAGAAATTGTGGCACCATTGATTATATCTCTTTACTCATATAATGCTAATCCATTATTATATACATCCGCAAAATTATCTCTTTTAGGCTTAATCGTATTTACAATTTTAGCTACATTTATGTATCATTTTCCAGCTATTGGACAAAATTATTATTCTTTTATGTCTAATATATCAACAATAGGTGGTTTACTTTTACTTTATCAACATTTTAATTTTTAAACAGTTTTACAAACTGGAAAACCAAAAATACTATAACAAGGTTGTTCTCTACATCCATCGGAGTCACAGTATTGCTTACTTTGTGATTTACCAAATAAACTAAAACCATTTATTCCAATTGAAGATGATGTAAAATAATCCATAAATCCACCTCCTTTCATTTTATTTTTTCTAGTATTATTTCTAGATTTTTTCCTGTGTTTTCGTATAATAGTATTTTTGTTTTTTCTATATTTCATATAAATTATAGATATAATATATAATATTGATACATTTTTATAAAATGTATAAATACATTGATGTTAGTAAATTTTAAAATAACAAAATTTAAGCAACAACAGGATAACTGGGTTGCATTCCAATACCACAAATTCCCTGGTCATTAGTAGAATCACTACGAGCAATCTTAACGTATCCTTGCTCACCCCAAGATGTGCCCCATGAGTTCTTAACAAGCCAATACTTAATTCCATTCTCAGTTCCATAACCAACAATGAGAACACCATGGTCCAAATTAGTTCCGCAACTAGAAGAAGTCAAAACACCACTAGTATATGATTGAAAATATTTAGTATCAGCCTCAATCGCAATAGAAACTGGAGCATTTGCTACAGCCTCCTTCAAAGCAACTTGGTTATTAGCCTTAACATCGGCACATCCAGAAACAGAAACAACGGCAGAGCAACTATGACAAGATCCATCCTTAGCGGTATAAGGATACGCAGTCTCAGTACACATACCATTATCAATAGCATACTTGAATGCTCCGTCCATTTGCCCACCATTGCACCCCATACTTCCATATTTAAGACCAGCACAATCAACCAACTCCTGCTCAGAGAGGCTAATTAGCTGACCCTTCTTAATCGCCCAGGCACCCTCCATGGCTCCAGAAGCGGAAAAGGTCCAGCATGATCCGCATTGTCCTTGATCTTTAACAGGTGTAACCGCATTATGAGCACGCCAATCATAAGAATCAGGAACAGTCTTTCCAGTGCCGGAAAATGACACACAACTAGAAGCACCTAAATCAGCCTTCTTTCCGAATCCGCCAACAAATCGCTCCTTGAATTCCTGCGGAGTCAAATCAGTAAATTGATTGACACCCATAGTAAAATTCTGATTAACGTCTAAATTATGGACAATAATGTTGTGAAGATTAGAACGGAAAACCTGGAATCTTGACTCCAACTCTTCTAAATTGTCGTATTTTCTGCCAAACTTTTCTTGAAAGACAGAAAATTGTTTCCACTCATCATTCGCAGAAATCAAATTGTCAGTACGTAAATTGCCTTGAGCGCTGTAGGCCGTAAAAAACAAGCTAAAAAGTAAGAATAATCTAAACATCTCTATATACATATGTTATATTTTTCTTTTTATTATGTTTCAAATTATGAATTTAAAAGTTTTACAAAAAAAATAATCTTATAAAATTACTTATTTATTAAATATTGTATAAATAACAAATATTAAATAATTACACACCATATTGTGTATTAAATTGCGACAAAGTTAACACAGGAACACCAATCCGTTTTGCTTCTAAAACCTTACTACTTTCTTCTAAATTCAAATCTTTAACCACAACACAAAACGTATTTTTTGAGACACTTGACCCCATTTTTGCTCCAACCTCTTTCAAACCAGCCTCTAAATCTTTGTCTCTAAAACCAGTCATAACAATTGTTTTCTCGTAAAGCGGATTTGAAGTATCCATACTCGCTTTGCTTACAAGTACAGAATCTTCACTTATAAGAATCTTCTTCTCTAATCCGCATTCTTTCATAAAATCAACAAATGCCGCAATTCTATCCACAAATGCCTCGGCGGTTTTTTGCGCCATTCCCTTCATAGCCGCTATTTTCGCAATTTTCACCTCTCTATTTTCCTTAGAAGTTAATACATCCGGATACAAACTAAATACCAATTCTATCTTCTTCCCACTGAATCCACGACCAAACACGTTCGATGCTGACATTAAAGTTATAATAGACGCACTATCTAATTTCTCTCTGATTCCATTATAAATCTTTGATGCCATTTTCATTTTAAAACCTTCTACTTCAAGAAAATTATCAACATACATATTGATTATTTTTGCCACAGAGTCATAACCAGCACTAATAATACGTGTAACATTACCACTACTTAATCCTTCAACTTCGATTCCTCTAAAGAAACCAGTAATATTCTTCTCTTTAACAGTCTCATCATTATCAATATCTTCTAACAAAATATCAACACCCGTATCATTCCATTTATAAGCTATATCCGGCATTTTTGCGGTCTCAGCAGGCATAGTAACTTTACGAATATGCGGTATCACATCTCCACTACGAATCAACTCAATGACAGCACCGACACCGACTTTATTATCCATAATAAAAGAACCATTAAATCCAGTAGCATACTCAATACGAACACCGCCTAAAATAAGAGGTTCAATTTGTACACGCGGTTTCAAATAACCGTCCTTACTTGGTGACCATATTACGTCAACAACCTTTGCTTCGGCAATTTGCTCCGATAATACCATTTTAAAGGCAAAAGCGTGGTCCGGATTACCGGTTTTTCGGTCATAAATCTTATCATCGCACACAATAACACCGTCAATTTCGTAGTCGTAATTAGTGCGCCAGTCCACCAAAATCGAAGACAACATTTCATTCGATATTTCCGTATTTGAAGAATTCAATACAACTTTAACATTTGATACACGCAAATATGCCATCTGATCAGATGGTTTTAAAACCGGTTTAATAACTTCATAAGCAACAAAATCAACGTCTTTAATTTTCTCGTCAATATGCTTGTGATTAATAATACCAGAAACTAGATTTCGAGGATTCGCAAAAGTGCCCTTGTATTTTGCTTCAAAAATTGCCTTGGGTATAATAAATTCACCGCGAATAACAGTGCCTTTTGTTTTTGGCAATTTCAAATATGGGATTAAATGACTTATATCTTGACCAACTTTACCGTCGCCACGGGTATATAATTTTGGTACAGAACCTTCACTGGTATAAAGACCACTAACACCATCTAATTTACACGATAATACGTAAGGACCGCTATATTTAGCAGACCAATTAACAACCGCATTTGAATCAGGTTTAATTTTATCCATAGACCACATTTGATACGGCAACGTAGCTTTTCCACGTTCCACAGGCGCACCAATGTCCCATATGGTTTTATTGTGTGGATATTTATCGGCAATATAATCTTGAATAATATCGTATTCATTATCGGTCATAATAGGTTGCATATTTCTATAAAGAATATTTACTTGTGATAAAATATGTGTCAATTGTTGCTCATTGAGGTTGTGTAAAACACGAATACCATTCTTCTTGAAATCATTAACAAGGTCTTTAACAAATGGATCTACAATTTGAACAATAATTTCTTCATCATCATCTTCATCTTCAATAATTAATTTCTTCTTTTCACTCTTTAAAACAACTTTCTTTTCTTTCTTTTCTTTCTTTTCTTTGTTAAAAACTTTTTCCACTTCCTCCAACTTTAATTCATTATCAGGTCCCTTAATTAATACATCGCGACCGTCAACGCGATCAATAGGCGCTTTATAAACTAAATTCAAATAATCGAAAATATCCTTTTCATTCTTAAAACTATGAGCAACTTTCTCTCCCTTCTTCTTACCTGAAATGCTATACATTCCGTGCTCATTCATAGTTAATTCCATTGTTAATGCTTGATGTCTCATAACTGTATTAAATACCTTACTTCCCGTAAAATATAAAACCGAAAATGGATATTCTTCAGGAGTTGTATACAAGAAATCAACACGCCTGGCAAAAGAAGAGCCGGGAATCTTTGCTATAACAAGGCATTTACTTACCCCTCTAGAGAGAACCTCCAAAATAATACCTTTTTTAATCAAATTGTCAATAAAATCCTTGAAAATCGCGTCGTTTTTAGAAGTAATAATAACATCAATATCACCTGAACTTTGCGCGCCACGACGGTAAGAACCCACAATTTCATAAACGCTTTCCTCGTCTTTACTATCGTTTGCGTTTTTTTTGCTTTCGCTTTTAAAAATCTTCTTAAAAATCGTATTATATTCATCAATTTCGCTTCTAGGAATGCGCTGTAAAATATCTTCATAGTATTTTAATCCAACCTTTTGTGTTTCATTTAAAAACATGTCTGCTTTTGACCTTAATTGTGTTATACTAGTAATACCTGCTTCAACTAATTCTTTTGCCTTTTTAGGTCCAACACCATAAACATCAGCCAATATATTAATTGGGTTATTTTTCTCTCTTTCAAGAACTTGAAGAGTGCCTGTTCTAACATATTCATTTAACTTTTCCATAATCGTAGGACCAATATTAGGTAATCCTTTTAATTGATCTGGACTGTAAATATTATCTTTATAAGACATAATTGTTTCTTGAGCTTTTTGATATGCTTTTGCGCGAAATGGTTCACCTTGTTTCATCATAATTTCGTATAATTGACCCATAATGTCACTAAAAACACCGTTAAACACAGTACCCTTTTCTTTTTCTTTATTATTCATGTTCATATTAATATTTTCTGGATTTATCTTTAAATCTATTTTTTCAAGAGAATTTTTATCAATTTTTTTTGAAAACTTAGTGGAAGACAACAACGACGACGACTTCGATTCAATATTAAGTTTTCTTTTTTTGCTATATTTTCCAGATTTAATATATTTTCGCTTTTTCGTGAGATTTTTTCCAGAAGAAGACGATTCAGATGATACAATAATTAATTTTTTCTTTTTTGTTTTTTTTAGATTATCCATATATCTATTAATTATTATAATATAAAAGACAAAATATAAATTCTAATATTTTAATATTAGAATAATATATAAATATGAATTCTGAAGACAAAGAAAATAAAAATGAAAATGAAAATGAAAATGAAAAAAGTTGGTCATATGGTAATACATCAGACTATTTTGAGTATGATGATAAGGATCCTACTTTTATTATAAAAAAAGAGACTTCTAGTCTTGAACAATTACATGCAAATAAATTAATACCTCAAATTAAACTATTAACAGAAGCAGAAAAAGGAGAATTAAACCGTGCACGAATTAAACAATTTTTTGACGAACTAGAACCAAAACTACCAAGCTCACAATATGGTAAATTGTCACATGCTGAACTTCACAATGATCCGGATGATTATAATATCGAAGATTACATGGATTATTCATTTACACCCTCATTAACAAATACCACTTTACCTCCTCTACTCACTGTATCAAATAAAAGTAGTCCTAAAATTATAACACAACTACAAATGTCAGAAAGAACTAAATTGCCTAACATTACTAAGACACAAAAGCCTTATTGGAAACCACCAGGACCATCAAAAGGAGGAAAAAAGACACGCCGAAAAAAGAGAAAAACAAAAAAAAATAAAAAAAGACATCGTAAAACTAAATAATATAAAATTTTTAATTCAATTAACTACTACAATTAACTAGTACAATTACCATTATTTTCTAGGTTTTCTCCAGTTATCATCATTATTATCATCTTTACAATTTTTATTATTAATATAATTATTTTTATTTTTATTGTAAACAGGAGGTGGGCAAACAGGAGCTGAAGAAGAATGTGTATAATTAGAATCTGGATTCTTATAAACAGAAATTTTCCAAAACCACGGGTCATCATAAATAATTTTAATATCCTTACCATTTAAAAGTCTTTCTTTAGCAATAAATGAGTTTTCAGTATTATACCATTTATTAATATGAATGAAAATCCGCATATATTGATATCCTTTTTCATTTTGTTTTTTAACCAAGTCAATCCTTCCAATAGTTCCAATATTTAAATTATTAAATATATTGCGAATAAATGACTCTGAAATATTTAGATCAGTTCGAGGAATACATAGTATTTTACATCTTTGTTCATCATCTATTTTGTCCATTATGATTTATTATAAATTATTATTATAATTATTATAATAAAGCATAAATCAAGATCAATTTTTTTTAAATTAAATAAACAAAATAACAAAATAAACAAAATAACAAAATAACAAAATAACAAAATAACAAAATAAACAAAATAACAAAATAACAAAATAAAACTTCCTTTTTGAGGATTTAATTCTATTTTATTTTTTACTAGGTATAAAATAAAAAATTGAATTGCTTTTTTATAAAAATTATAAACACATAAATATTTATCAACCTATTTTAAAATGAACACACAATTACAATTCCAGACTACTATTCCTATGATGGAGTGCCCTATTTGTATGGACGATATCAACCCGACAAGAAACTGTATTGTTACTGAATGTAATCATACATTTCACGCAAGCTGTATGCTTAAAAGCATCGTTCACGGCAATTTCGACTGCCCTTGTTGCCGTTTCGAGTTGGCAGAATCACCTGAAGAAGAAAACGAAGACGACGAAGACGAATACAACGAAGACAATGAAGAAGAAGATGAATACGAATTATACGTCGGTTTTAGAGCATTATTCGTGAGGGCCGAAGGCAACGAATATGTAGAAGAAGATGACGAATTCGAAGGAGAGTTAAATATCCCGCTGAATTATTTTGTAAATAAATTGAAGAGCTTGAATTACACATACGAAGACTTAGTTAAGGTAATGGCAGACGATGCGTGCTATAAAAGCGAACTTGACGAAAGAAGCAATGGTCTTATTGAAAAGGTCCAGGAGTTAGCCGACAATTACCAGCCCGGTGACGAGGCACAACCAGAACTAGAAACCGAAGTAAAACCTGTTGTTGCTGTGACTCGATTCAGGAACACAATTGATTTATGTGGAAATAACTAAAATAATTGTTTTGTATAATTTATAATGTATAATGTTTTGTATAATGTATAATGTTTTGTATAATGTATAATGTTTTGTATAATGTATAATTTAATTAATAAAAATAAATTAAAGCTAAACGCTTTTTTCTATAATGTCTTTATTCATTAACATATTTAAATTGCGCAAATTGATTTCCTACAACAGAAACACTATCAGCCATAACAATCGGCTCAGCAATGACAACCGGAACATACACTTCCTGATGATCAAAATTCGACTGCTGAAACGTCGTCAATGATTCATAATAATCCTTCACCTTTTTATTAATCCTTATTTTTTTCGCGTCAAATGAAGTTAAATAAAGTCCATCCAACGATTTAACACGCGAAAGTGCCACATAGGTTTGTCCACATTCGAAAATCCCGCTTCCCACATCGATTTCCGCAGCATCCATCGTAGCCCCCTGCGATTTATGAATTGTTAAAGCCCACGCCAATATTAGCGGTATTTGTGACACACATATTCCAGGAATCTTCTCACTTATCCACATATGCCGAGTCATTGTCATTTCAATGCCATTATTATATTTAACCCGAGGTAAACCCGAATACGTGCAAAACCCGACAACAATTCCTTGACTCCCATTACAAACATCAATACTCTCGCCATCAGCCGATTTTATGTTCACAATACACATAACCTGAGCTCCTAACTTCAATTTAATATTTTTATCGCATATTAAATTCGCCGACAAATAATCCAGCTCCATTTGGACCTCTTTTTCGTTATATTGCGCACGAATAAGGCGGTCATTTTTCCCGGGAATCTCCATATCCGCCACAAATTTCAATTTAAACTCCTTTTCGTCCCCTTCAAGCACGCTCATTTTCGAATTATTAATATTCTCCACTTTCATCTTTGTAGGATACAATTTCGTCGGTTCGGCCACCAAACCCGCAGCGTATTGGCGCCCTACATACTGAAGAAGTAGATCGTTTGCCTTGCGCTTAATCTTGCCTTCACGAATCTGGTTCAAAATTCCGGCATAAATATCGTCAGTTTGCCTGAAAATCTTGACAAATTGTATTTGACAATCGCGGTGGAAAATGGAGTTCCAATCATCGCTTTCGAAACAGAACCGCATGGAATCGGGGTCATCTTTATCGCCGACGGGGGGAAGCTGATAAAAGTCACCTGAAAATACTAATTGAATACCGCCGTATGGCTTGGAAACACCTCTTACTGCCTTGCCAATTTCATTTAAAATTGTAAATAGTTTTAATGACAACATACTGACTTCATCAACAACTAATATATCTGTGCCTTTCCATAAAGCCTTGGCGTACTTATTCGATTTTATTTTTTTGATAAGAGTTTCAATCGCACCTTTCCCGAGACCAATTCCAGCCCATGAATGAAGTGTTTTTGCGTTACAATTGAGTAAAACCGCCGCACAACCAGTAAGAGCACAAACCTGAATATGTTTTTCGAAATTTTGCGCGTGATTATATATTTTTTTAATTAAAGCCGATTTTCCCGAACCTCCAGGGCCAGTAATAAATATATTTTTGCCTAGAACATATTTATCAAATGCTAATTGTTGTTCTCTAGATAATTCCATACTTGTTTTATATTTAATTATATGTTTATTATGATTTAATATATCAATTTTTTATGAAATTCTGATGTAATATTATTTGGTAGTATTTACATTTTTTTTATCATTTTTTTAGCCTTCACAGAGATATTTTGTTTGTGATATTGACGTGCTCTAATATATGCGGCATATAGACCTTTTTTACTTACTTTACATGTATTTTTTTTACAAATGGGAAAAGATTTCTTAGAACCAAGAAAGCATTTTTTGCCGCATTTTTTGAACATTATTGTCCTTTGTCTAAAACTAGGTTTTTCATTAGCCCAACCTCTCCATGGATTTCTTTTAAAATGATTACTAAGAGTTTGTGTCATTTTTACAATATAAATTATAAGAATATAATTATAATATATTATATAAAATATAATATAAAATATGGACCAAGCAAAATTACCAATACCAATAGCAACTCAAGTTTTAACACAAGATACAATACAAGATCTAACACAAGAAACAAATAAAAAGAAAGAAACAGTACTTAATACTGTTTTAGAACTGATGAAGTTAAATAAAGAAGTATCCAAATCAAACGTTGAACTAAAAAGTAATCATTCAGACGATGAAACCGACGCAGAACATATAAATTTTCAAATAGACGACAGCAATAGTGATAGTGATGACATTGATTTAAATGAAGATAACACTGATAATAATTCCGATTTAGTTGAATTAGATATGTCCGATATTAGTTTAGAAAATATAGGAACAGTAGCAAAATTATTTACATTGAATAAATATGATTCATCAGGTAACAAAGCAGAATCTTCTACAACAAATACGCAAAAAAACACAAAAATTTATAAAAAACTCACTTATAAAGAAGTTGAAAAAAGAATAGATAATTGTTATTTTGAAAAAAATCATAAATATTCCAGTGCACTTGACATATTAGCAAGTTATTTAAAGGGGCAAAAATTGATTTATATGGAGTCAAAATATTACTCAGAGCAACAATTGAATAAATTAATGATGCCCGCAATTATGCTCTCAACAGCAGCAACGGTTTTAGCAGCAGTAGTTAAAGACTATATTTGGGGCGCAATACTATTATCATCTGTAAATGGAGTAATTGCTTTTTTATTGGCACTTGTTAATTATTTTAAATTAGATGCTACATCAGAAGCGCATAAAATATCGGCACATCAATATGATAAATTACAAACATCGGTTGAGTTTATGTCAGGATCTGTTCTTTTATTTCACGACAATGAACACGATAATAAAGGTGAAATAAACGTATTAATAAAGAAAATAAATAAGATAATAGATTTAAATTGCGATAATACAAATACAAATACAAATACAAATAATTACACACAAGATAATATTGTTGGTAAATTGAAAGAAATAGAAGAGAAAATAAAGGAAACAAGTAGTCGAAACATAGAAACCGAAATGATGGAAAAATTGATCGATGTGGAGAAAAAAATATCAGAAATAAAAGAAACAAATCAGTTTATAATACCGCGCATAATAAGAATGCGATACCCGATAATCTATAATACAAATATTTTTTCAATTATCAAAAAAATAGATGATAATAAAAAAATTAAGATAACAGATTTAAAAACCATTAAGAATGAAATAAGGTATATAAAAGTAATACAAAAGAAAAATGGTTTAAACTTAACAAAGAAACAATTGAAACGAATGCGTGAATTATTTACATTGAAAAGAAAGTCAATAACAGAAATATTAGTCTTGAAATCGGCCTTTTCAATCATAGACCAGTTGTTTCAAAGGGAAATGGAAAACGCTGAAATAGAAAAGCAAAATTGGTTCTGGAATTCGTTTAATTTTTGTTGGTATATATCACCACATGATAAGCCGGAAAATATGAACAAATTTATTAATAAAATAATTGACCCATTTGGCGATAAAAATTTTGAAGAACGTAGTAAAAAGGCAAAAACAAAACATAATTTTCTGGCTAATGTATTGAATTTTTTCGGTAATAATGAAGACGAAAACAAGAATTTTTCAGACAACTCTTCGGATTACAACGATTACATCAGAAGCGGATTAAGTAAAGTTTAAATGTTATTAAGTTTACAAAATATATTTAGAAAGTTTCTTTAAGTTACTTTGGGAATTTATTATATAAATTAACATATGATTTTCAAAAGTCGGCGGGCCAAACAAAAAATGGACATTTATAAATGTCCAAAAATCAATAGGCCAAATAAGTCTTGACAAAACCCTTCGTTGAGACCATAAAAATTTTTAGCGTCTCATAACCTTTTCCAAATTTTTCAATTTGTGACGATAAATTTTTTATTTTTTATAAGTATTTTAATTAAAAAGTATTTAGGCAGAATTTTATATTGCTTATATATATCAATGTTTAGCAATGAATATCTGCCTAAATTCTGCTTCAATTTTTACTGTGAAAATTGTCACTATGGAACGTGTAAGAAAAGTAGTTATATGGATCATTTAGACAGTGCTAAACATAAAAAATCAATGGTTAGCAATGAAATTCTGCCTGAAATCTGCTCTAAATTTATATGTCAAATATGCGGTAAAAAATATAAAGACAATTCTGGATTATGGCGCCATAAAAAAAAATGTGTTTTAGAAACAGAACCAGAAAAAGAAGAAGAGGAATACGAAGAACCAATAAAAAGCAGCGAAATTTCACAAGAATTAATCTTGAATGTTTTACAACAAAATAAGGAATTACAAAAATTACTTATAGAACAAAATAAACAAAACCATGAATTACAAAATAAAGTGTTGGAAATTTGTAAAAGTACATCAGTAACAACTACAAATAGTCATAATAATACAAATACAAATAGTCATAACAAGACATTTAACCTTCAATTTTTCTTAAATGAAACATGTAAAAACGCAATGAACATAACCGATTTTGTAGATTCAATTAAACTTCAAGTATCTGATTTAGAAAGCGTAGGTAAAATAGGTTACATTGAAGGACTTTCTAAAATAATTAGTAAAAACTTAAATGCCCTTGATGTAACAGAGCGTCCGGTTCATTGTAGCGATTCAAAACGCGAGACAATGTATGTGAAAGATGAAGATAAATGGGAAAAAGAAGGCGAAAACAATGAAAAGGTTTTAAAGGCAATCGAAGATATTGCAAATAAAAATAGTAAGCAGGTTAAAGAATGGAAAAAGAATAACCCTGAATGTGCTAGTAGTAAATCCCCTAAAGCCGACGTATATTCACATATAATGATTCAAGCAGTTTGCTCTAATACTGATGCTAATAATAATAAAGTTCTAAAGAAACTTATAAAAGATGTTACAATTGATAAAAGTAAATTATAAAAAATATTTTAAGAACTATTAAAATATTTTCCGACTTGCCGGAATCGAACCAGCGACAATTTGATTACTTTTTTTCACAAAAGTTATGACATCTACAGTCAAACGCTCTACCAACTGAGCTAAAGTCGGACTGTTGCGGTTAGGAATTATTTTTAAACTTAATTAGTTTTATAAAATAATATTTTCTATAACCTAACATATTATTTAATAATAATTCTTTAAGTAGTTTTAATACTTATTTATTACATTCTAAATAACTTATTTAAATTATTTAAATTATGATGCGGATTACTAAACGATATATGAAGATCATTATCTCTAGAAAACATCAATTTTTTTGATTTTATTTGTTCAATTCTTCTTTTTTCATAAATTCTATGATTATATTCCTTTACATATTCTTCTCTTGTCATAGGTTTTTTAGGCTCTTCAACCACAGATTCGTCTTTATAGTTCTTAAAATATTTATTATAAATATAACTATTTTTATCAATACTATTAATTTGAGGTACTGGAACGTCTTTTTTAACATTAATATTTGATATAAGTGTTATTGGAGATGTATCACTATTTTGTTTTTTAACAATAATTGGGTGGGGTTTTTTAGTTTTTTCAATAAATTCCAGATTTCCATCTTTCGCCTTTAAATTCAATGAATTTAATATATCATCATATGTGAGAGGTTTCATACTGCTATTTTTGCTACTATTTTTTCTAATATTATTATTTTCTTCTGGATTATTATTTGTATGCCAATAGTTAGTATAAGTTGTTAAATTTGAATTTACGTTTATTATTTCATTTTTAAAATTGTTACTAAAATTTTGTTGTTCATCGAAACCAGAATCTTCAAAATTGTATTCACCTAATTCAGAAAAAGTTAAATCCATTACTAAATATACTATAAAATTATTAAAAATTTTTAAACTTAACTGAATTTTAACAATATTTTTTATATAATAATATAGTAGATAGAATGAATAATACATTTGTAGTAAATAGCGGTTCTACACAATCAGTATTAATTAATAATGGTAAAGCTAAAACAAATGGTGTAGAATGGAAAGCCAATTACAACGGAGATATTGCTAATGTAGATTTAAAATTAAATAATAATGGAAGAGAAAAAAAATTTAAAGTAGAAATGACCAATGATGAATTAGAGAATTTAGCTGATATGCTTGTTGTTCCGAGACCGGTTAATAAACCAATACATAATAGACTTTTAGAAGATTTTGACGAAAATAATATGTTTACTAGTATGGAATCGCCTATGATAATAGAACTTGATAATATTAAACCTTATACAGAGCAAATTAATAGACCACAATTAATATCACGGAATCCAACCAACAAATTTTTAACACACATTTCTAGTCCAAGTAGTTTCGAAGATTTAATTATACCTTTTAATCAAAATTTAAATAAAAGTTCTAGAACAAGGAGAAGACCTAAAACTTATAGAATTATAAAAGTTAAAAAACATAAAAGACCTAAAACTTATAGAATTATAAAAGTTAAAAAACATAAGATATCATCAAGAAGGTCTTCAAGAAGGTCTTCAAGAAGGTCTTCAAGAAGGTCTTCAAGAAAATAATAGTATAATATATTTATTATTTTACTTATATAAATATCTTATATAAGTAAAAATAATTACAAATAAAATAATTAAACTAAATATATATAAATGTCATTTAGAAAATATGGTGGAATAAATTACTCGGAAAAAAATAATATTGTAAAAAATAACTATACAACCACAAATAATTTAACTGTGACAGACAATTTAAATGTTACAGATAATTTGACAAGCCAATTAAAAGTAGGAACAATTGATACAAATAATACTATTAATAATTTTGAAAATGTGAATCAAATTTTATTCGAGACCAATTCCGGATTTGATGTTACTGCTGGTATTGGACCAACTGGTACGGTATTTGTAGCAATGAATAGTACTTTTAAATATTGGAATGTTAATGGTAAAACAGGTATATCGGCTGATGGTATTGATACTGTTGATTTTATTTCTGGAGAAGGCATTAGTATTAATGCTAAAATTAATAATAATGGTGATAAAACTTTAGAGATTACAAATACTTTAGCAAGTATACTTATTGGACCTTTAGGAATTACAGGTAGAAGAGGTCCTACCGGAATACCGGGACCAATTGGATTAGTTGGATTGATTGGACAAGATGGACCACGTGGATTGATTGGACCTGATGGACCGCCAGGATTGATTGGACCTGATGGACCGCGTGGATTGATTGGACCAAGAGGAGATACAGGACCAAGAGGTGAATTTGGATTAATTGGATTTACAGGAGGAAAAGGACCAGATGGAGTAACTGGTGAAATAGGATTTAAAGGACCTAAAGGTAACACGGGTGAAATTGGATTTACAGGAGAAAAAGGACCTGATGGAGTAACTGGTGAATTTGGTGTTAAAGGACCTAAAGGTAACACGGGTGAAATTGGGTTTCAGGGAGAAAAAGGACCTGATGGAGTAACTGGTGAAATAGGATTTAAAGGACCTAAAGGTAACACGGGTGAAATTGGGTTTCAAGGAGAAAAAGGACCTGATGGAGTAACTGGTGAAATAGGATTTACTGGTCCTAAAGGTAGCACGGGTGAAATTGGGTTTCAAGGGGAAAAAGGACCTGATGGAGTAACTGGTGAAATAGGATTTACTGGTCCTAAAGGTAGCACGGGTGAAATTGGGTTTCAAGGAGAAAAAGGACCTGATGGAGTAACTGGTGAAATAGGATTTACTGGTCCTAAAGGTAACACGGGTGAAATTGGGTTTCAAGGAGAAAAAGGACCTGATGGAGTAACTGGTGAAATAGGATTTACTGGTCCTAAGGGTAACACGGGTGAAATTGGGTTTCAAGGAGAAAAAGGACCTGATGGAGTAACTGGTGAAATAGGATTTACTGGTCCTAAAGGTAGCACGGGTGAAATTGGGTTTCAAGGAGAAAAAGGACCTGATGGTGTAACTGGTGAAATAGGATTTACTGGTCCTAAAGGTAACACGGGTGAAATTGGGTTTCAAGGAGAAAAAGGACCTGATGGAGTAACTGGTGAAATAGGATTTACTGGTCCTAAAGGTAACACGGGTGAAATTGGGTTTCAAGGAGAAAAAGGACCTGATGGAGTAACTGGTGAAATAGGATTTACTGGTCCTAA